ATGTTGGGAGCGACGCGGGTGCCGGGCAGCATCTTGGCGATCTCGGCGAGCGCGAGCATGGTGTCGCGCACGGCGGACTTGTCGTTGCTGCGGAACTGGTTGGCGAGGGAGCGGAACAGGTTGTAGGGGGCGGTGCGGTCAGCGCCAGCCATGGCGGCCAGGTCACAGAACTGGTTGACGGCAACCCAGACGAAGTCGTAGTTGCCGGCGTCGTCGCGCTTGGTGAAGGTCAGCTGGTCGCTGACGAACAGGTTGGGCTTGCCCTCGTGCTTGTCGATGGCGACGTTGATGCGGAAGCGGAAGCAGAAGTTGCCGGCCTTGTCGGCAGTGACGGCGTCGACCTTGAGGATCGTGCCGGAGTAGCGGCCGTTGCCGTAGTCGGAGGGACCGGCCTTGGCGAAGGCGTTGGAGGCGAGCGAGTTGAGCGAATCGAACTTGATGTCCATGTGGACTCCTGATGAGAAAGAAATGAGAAGAAGAAAAAAACAAACGCTGCAACCCCCGATGGGGGGCGCACCAGCGACCCCCCCATCGGGGGAAGAGGGACTAGGGAGCGGGGAGGATGGTGGGAGTGAAGCCATTGGCGGAGGCGAAGTCGGTGATCATCGTGAGGAGTTGCATGAACTCCTTGGAGGTGAGGACGAGGTTGCACCTGTCCGTCTTGATGTCACCGCTGGTGCGTTTGTAGTGCTGGTAGAAGGTGCGGACCGTGAAGACGTCGCCGTCGTGGGTGTCCATGATCGGGCCCTCGTTCACGATGGTGAACTGGGACGAGATTGCCGCCAAGTCGGGCACGTCGATGACTTGGTCGAAGGTTGCGGATCGGGGGCCGATGGTTGCGCTTGATGTTGCTGGCATGGTGGGGTCCTGGTAAAGGGTGGGATTACGCTCCGCAGCGGACGCAGCGGAAGTCGGCGTTGAGCTCGAGGTCGTGGTTGCAGGAATCGCACACCGGGTGATCGGTGGGATGCGGGACGAAGGTGTCACGCGTGCCGTGGGGTTCGGGCGTGATTTCGGACTCGCAGATGTCCGAGAGCGTGGCGAGGTGATCGGTCACGCCGCTCATTTCCTGCTGGAGCATGTGGAGATCTGCGGGCGTGAGGTGTCCGCGTGCGAACTCCGCGTGGATGAAGTGCTGGAGTCCGGTGAGCGCCAGCATGCGGAGCGAGTCCGTGATGTCCTGGATGCGGGACAGCGACGCGAGACGGTTCGATGCGGGAATGGACATTGTTGTCTCCTTTCGGGGGACAGGGTGAGAGTGCCAGGTCACGCGACCGGGCACGAAATCCCCACCAACCAGTCAAGGCTGGTGGGGAGTGGTTGTCACTTGAACGTCTCAATGGGCTTGATCTCGCAACCACGCGCCTTGTGGAACTCGAGGTACTGGTCGAACGGGATGAGCGAGATGGACGTGAGGCCGTCGCGCTTGCAGTCCACGTACGTCGTTCCGTCATCGCGCTCGGTCGCGCGCCACCACGCACCGGGGTCGGAGGTCGTGCGGTCGATGATCACAGCCGAATGAAACGTAATGACACAGTTGGCGTTCATGGCCAACTCCTCTCTCTGGCCACGGGGGCCAGTTGTGTTGATGCACCACGCACCAACAACCAACAGAGCGACAAGCCCTGCATCTGGAGGGCTTGACGCGGCGGCACAGGACGCGAGCAACGGGGGTCGATGTTGCTGTCATGGGTTGCCGGTTCGGACGAAGGGCAAAGAGAAATCCCCTGTACGGCAGTTAGCCGTACAGGGGAGGGGTGAGACGTCAGAACGGCACGTCAGCGGCCGGGATGGTCGCTGCGGCGTCCTTCGCCTTGGGCGTCCACACACGGACGTCCGTCCCGCGCGAGGTGCGGGTCTTCGCGTCACCGTCCTCCTTGACGGAGGACGTGCCGGGCACGACGGTGACGTACAGCGTGGAACCAGCGGGGATGACGATGTCGGCGCCGGTCGAGTTGACGACGCCGAGTTCCGTCACGCTGGTCTGGTTGCCGAAGCAATCCACAGACTGCACGCTCTTCACGACGATGAGGCTGGACGAGAGACCCGAATAACGCTGGACGTTCGACATGGCGAACTCCTTTCATGCGCCAGTAGGCGCTAAATGTGCGAAGAAGACAGGAGAAACACTCTCTTGTCCCTTCATCCGAAGGGACAAGAGAGGGGGAGCGCAAACCTACGGAAGGCGCTTCGTCACACGGATCTTGGGTACCAAGGACAACCACTATCCGCGGCGACAGACGCACTGTCACGGGTTGCGTCCGATATCACGCTTCCTGCGTTGTGCGTTCGGTTGGGGGTGGGGTAGCGGCCCCACCGTGAGGTACTGATAATAGTGGAAAGGGTATCTCCCTCTCAAAATTCCCTACCAAATCCCTAACCAGTACCAGGGATACCTACTCTTCCTTTCCTTTAATAGAGATAGGTATATATAGAAGAAAGGGGCGACCGGAAGTCTGGTACCTCCGGTATCCCCCCTAACAAACACCCCCACCTCCCGAAGGAGGCAGGGGCGCGGAGAGAGTCCCGGTTTACCGAATCAGTCCATCTCGCCGAGGAAGTGCAGCCGCAGGTAGTGCAACGCGGCCTTCCTGGTCTCCGACTCCACATCCAGGGGCTTCCTGCCATCCTGCTTCACAGCTCCCCGGTCCGTGCCGATCCAGCGCGGGCCTGTGACTCCTTCCAGCCAGTCCAGATACTTCAGTGCAGCACTCGCACGGGGCGTGATGTCACCCATCACCACGCCCATAACCTGCTCATGCGTCACTTCCTCGTTCTGGTCTGGGTTCATCCATCGCCTCCTAGTGCTCATCATCGTACTCCTTCCGGAGGCTCATCCCAGCAATTCCCCTCTCGTGGCCCTGACTTTCCGCAAGCCTCACCTGCCGCAGGTCCCAGCTGCTCCCCTGCACCAACTTCATCGGCAGCATGTTGTTCGCCACGTGCATCCGGATCTTGTTGGCCTTGGTCCACGCCTCCCACTGGCTCCTGATCATCACGTTGCTCACGAACCCTTCCTTCCTCCTCACGAACCGTGCCTCAAGGAACGAATCGAACGGGTTGTTCTGCAGGTGGTACATGTGAACCGCCCGCTCGCCAGCCTTCGGAACCGGCCACCTCTCCGCCGCCCGGCTGTTCTCCAACCGATTCGCTCCCGCAACAGCCCACGCCGCGATTCCCGCCAGCTCACGCTCCAGCTCGCCCTCCAGGTCCAGGTCCTCCCTGCCCTCAAAGCTCACCTCGAACGGCAGAACCAACATCTTTCCGCTCAAACCCCTGCCCTTGTTGGGCAGCACCGGGATCTCGTTGCTCTGCATGATGACCGCCGCGTTCACGATCACGTTCCGCTGCTGCCGCATGTACTTCGCATCCACGGTCATCGGATCCCTGCCCACGATGTTCTTGACCACCCGACACACCCGCTCGCCACTCTTCCCATCCAGCTCACTCACCTCGTTGATGCTCAGCACCTTCGTGCGCTCGAGCCCGTCCATGCCGAAACCGCCGGCCAGATCCTCCAGGCTCGCGCCCATGAACGCATCCCGCCCGACCAACTTCCGGATCACGCTGCTGATCGTGCCCTTGCCGCCGCGGATCTTGCCGTACATGAGCATCCACCGGGCATACTTGCGGCTGCCCATCAGGCAGTACCCCATCCACCGCGCCAGCAACTCAGCCCACACCGGGTCCCCGTCACCCCACTCGTTCACTGCCTGCTGCCATCGGCTGGTGGGGGCATCCGGCTTGTACTCAACGGGCAGGATGGCGGTGTCGAACCACCGGGCCGGTCGCTCCATGGTCTCCAGCGTCTTCACATTGACCAGAACATCCCGGAACGCAACTGTCTCCCCCACGGGAAACCGAGCATCCGGGGCCTCCAGCCACAGCGGGACCTCCTCCGCATCAATCCGCACCAGCGCCTCCAGCGCGCGCACGACCCCGTCGACCTTCTGCTTGTCCGGGCTGTACCGAACCAGCACCAACCCGTTCTGGGTGGGCCGCTCGTACATCGCGTCCTCAAGCACGAGCCACACCCGGTCACGGATGCGCTCCTCGTCCAGCACGCGCCACGTGCCGCCCTCCCAGCTCCACCAATCATTCTTCCACCTCCACAGTCCCCTCATGCCACCCGGGGCGGTAAACTGGCGGTGAAGGATTCGCCGAGCCACCTTGACGGGCTCAAGCGACTGCAACGGATTCTGGATCCAGTCAGTCATACTCTCTCCTTGTTGGAAGACCAATTATGCCCGCGAATCCCGAACGTTTCAACGCCGGAAGCCGAAGGATCACAAACTAATGAACAACTACAACTACCGTGGACCTGGTCCTGATCCACGCGGCCGTCGTAGCCGCCCGCTTACCGTCGCTGACTTTGCTGAGCATCAGCGCCAGCAGGCTATGGCCCGCGAGCGTCACCTCCTTGAAATCGAGAAGATGCGCGAGGAACGCCGCGCTCTTGCCGAGAAGCGCAAGCAGGCCCCTGCTGCTACAAAGACAACCGCAGCCGAAACCACGCCTGTTCGCCCTACCCCTGCAAGCACCACAAATGCTCCAAGGGCTCCCATGGCCCGTCCTTTGTTTGGAGCACCCACCGCAGAGCAGGCGGCCGAAATGAATGCGCCATCACGCGCATTTGCAAACAGGCAGTTGATCAACGTGTATGGCGATGATTCGCCTGTGGCAGGCGTGATTTCCGCTTATCGTGGAGCCCAGCATGATGTTGAAGCTGCACGGGCGCGCGAGCAAGTTCAGGCTGCCCGCGCCGCATCCGATGCAAAGATAAACAAGCAGATTTCAGAAGCAGTCGCTCCTGTTTTGGCTGCTCCAATGAAGGCTGCAACTCCTGCACCAATTGTTGAACCTCCGGTTTCCACCGCTGAGTCGATTTACGATCAGGCTTTCCCTGGAGAACGGCAGGAAATAGCTGCAAGGAAGGCACAAGAAGCAAGGGACGCGCAGCGAATTTCGGAGCGAATGGCCAATCTTGAGGCAAAGAATCTGCCTAGCGGCGTTAGTCGTGTGTTTGACATGCCCCGATCTGCGCCGTCCCCGTTCCGCATGAGCCCGGAACAGCAGAGCCAGCGCCTGACGCAAGAGAAGAGCATGGCATTGAGCCCGGACAAGAATCCTCTTGTCCCGTCGCAGCCGACGCAGATTGCCGAAGCCCTTGGCGACTTGGTGTCCGGAGTTTCTACGCAGGGTCTGTCGTACTTCAACACGCCTGAGGGAGAAGCAAGGGAAACGCAGGAACGCCTTCAGCGCTTCCGCGAACAACTTGCACGCGAAACCGAACGCGCCAATCAGTCGGACGAGCGCGCGTCTTGGCTTGATCGGGCTCGCTCGATGGACATCCCGCGGGCTCCGCGTGATCTTGCAAGCGGTGGAAACATCGGGGCAGATCCCATTTCAAACCGATTTAAGCCAGTGCCAAACATCATTGATGCTCTGATGCCCAAGTCGTTCAGCGATCCGCGCAGCATGTACTACTTCCCCGGCAAGTTCTATTGAGCAAGCAGGACGAGCAGTGGGTGATCTCCTTCGGCAGGGGCGTGCGCCTCATGTCGGAGGAGTACTACATCCGAGAACTGCGGCCGTTCGGAATCACCAACAACCGGTCGTTCCGTTCGCTGTGCCGGTCCATCTGCTGCCCCTTGATCTACTTCGGCAAGGTGGGGTTCGTCGATCCCGCCGTGTTCCAGGTGTGCATCAAGAACCTGTCGGTCCCCGGAAACCGTGACTTCTGCGCCAGCAACTCGTACCTGAAGCGGTCTGCGTTGCCCAGCAACCACTACCGCATCAAGGTCGATCCGCAGGAGGTGCAGAGGAACTGGAAGCTGGTGGTGCGGTCCATCATCGACGCACGGCGAATGCACGGGCTGCAGACCCCACCAGCGGATCGTGCGGCAATCAGGAGTGCGGCCGCTGAACTGACCCGGTTTGTGCTTACACTGATCCCGTCCGGCGAACAGGAGCAGGCAAATGGCCAAGCGGATCAAGATTGAGAACGCGCCAACCCCCGACGAGCTGAGCGAAGTCTGGCGCATCATTGCCCTGTCCGGGGACACCAGCATGTCTGCCAGCCGCATCAAGCAGGCCGTCAGGCAGGCCGTGGACATGGGTGCCCTGCGGCCAGAAGCGGCAGATGCAGCCAAGGCCTACGCGGTCTACGGTGGGGAGATCCTGAAGAACCGTCAGTCCCGCATGATGACCGGGCTGGCGCCGGATGAGGAGATTGGGTCTATCACGCCTGAGCGGGTGCAGGAGAAGGTTGTTGTTCCGGGCGCCAAGCCCAAGATGGAGGAGGACATCCCGAATCCCATCCTGCGCGTGGTCAAGGAGTCGCTGCAGACCAAGCCGGGCCAGCAGCTGTACATGATCACCCAGCAGGCGGCTGAGCAAGAGGGCGAGATCCCCGGCTCCCTCGAAGCCCGCATGGCGTCAGCGCGTGCAGCTGGTGCCCGCAGTGCAGGCGTCGAGACGCAGTACATCGGCCGACCCCCTGTGCCCAAGACCCGCGAAGAGGCATTGGCAATCCTCCAGGAACTTGCGATTCCGCGGGGGGGTTCCGAAGCCAAGATCCGCGACGTGCCGATGACCCCCACCCGCACGGGTGACGAAATCGAGTTCTCCCGCCCCGGTCAGAGCGAGATGCCGCTGATGCTTCGGCCAGAGCAGGCTCGCGAGGCGGAGAAGCTGGCGCGCAGGCGAATCGCAAGTGCCGGCGACAGGGGCCGTTTCATGGAGGGCGCAAAGGCTGAGGGTCAGCCAGACGCGCTGAAGCCGCGCATCCTTGGCACGCAGGACATCGAGCCTACCGGCGTGTTCGGCGCGACTGCAGCCCGCGAAAAGGGCGGCGCACGCGGGCTGGTCCGCAAGCTGCTCGATGCCCTCGGTGGCCTGGGCCCAAAGTCCCCTTACGCCCGCAGCCGTGCATCCATCGCAAAGCGCATGGCTTCCGAAAAGAAGCTTGCGGCAGCACGCGCAAAGGATGGAGACAAGCCCGAGTTTGTTCCCAACAAGTACAGCGCTTCCAGCGGCACATTGGTTACCCGCCGCAAGGGAAAGCCAAAGGTTGTTCCCACCGACGCGAAGGAACGGGCGGCTGAAGCGAAGAAGGCTGAATCGGCGCAGAACGAAATGCAGCGCCGGGCCATGCGCGAGGCTGCGAGGATCCGCCAGGAAGATGCAGAAGCGCGGGGGCCTGCACCGCGAAACCTTCGGGAGGTTTCCGGCAAGGCAAAGCGAAAGGGCGTTGCAGAACCACTGCCTAAGGCAAAGAGGGCAACGACGCGGTCGGAAGCCGGCCTCAAGCCGCGGACCTACGTTCAGGATCCTGGCGCCAGCGGCGTTGATACGGAAGGCAGTGCAAAGATTGCCCGCGAGAACGAAGCAATCGGCCGCGCCCTTGATGCGCTCGTGGCTCGCGGAGAGCCACGTCCGAGACGGCCCGGTGGTTTGGGCGGGGCCCACGAAAACATTCTTGATAGCCGAAACGCTCCGTTCAGGGAACATCCTAGGGCGCGAGGTGTTCCACCGGACTACGTGCCGAAGGGGAAGCCGCGCAAGGCAGGACGTAAGACTGCTTCCGGTCGTAGTGCTTTGTCCCGACTGCTTGAACTTGGGAAGGCAGTGAAGTTGCCCCGTCAGTACAAGGAAGGCCGCAAGTGATGAAGGAACGTGCGGATCCGAACAGCGAGTGCATCCGCGCTTTCTTTGGCATGGACGGCGTGGCGTTGGGCCTGCGGTCCACGGGCTGGGAAGCACGGGAGGAAGTGGAGCGGTTGGTGGGGTTCAGCCGGGACCCGGACCCGAAGGTCGCGATGGCGGCGATGAAGCAGCTGCGTGGCGTGGTGCGGGAGACGGCGGAGATCAACGGGGTGATCCGGAGCCAGAACGCGGAAATCACGCACACGGAAGGCAACCAGACGGTTAAGATCAGTTCGACCACCAAGTTGGTGCAGTCACTTCAGGAGAGCAAGTCCCATGTCCAAGTCCCAGACAGTCTCCCGTTCGCAGCCCAGTTCCTCCCCGCTCGAGATTCCGGATCGGCATCTCAAGGTGTTCGAGACGATTCAGAGTCTTGAGCCCATTGAGTGCTACCGCCTTGGCGCGGCCATCCTGCAGGATCTGGGAATCGGTGAGCCCAGCATCTACCGTGCGGTCGAGCCGCCCGTGTTCGGCGACATGATCCGCAACGAGGTCAAGGTCACGCAGTACTGGTTCGACGTCTGCGACGACCTGGCCCGGTTCCAGAAGGATCCGCGCATGCTGGCGGTCGCCGTCCTCCGCATTGCTTGCGTGCGGCTGGTGGGGCGTACTTGAGCATTGTCCGGATCGAGCGCAAGGGAAACGACTTCTACCCGCTGCCGGCGGACTACCTGACGCTGACGCCCGAAGGCCAGAGGCTGGCCCGGGTGAACGCGTGCAAGCAGTGGCAACTGGGTGGCGATCCCATGGATCGGGCGCACGCGCTGGCTGCGTGCATCAACTTCTTCGACCGGTACTACCTGTACCCGGATTGGGAAGAGGAGTTCAACCCTTACTTCTACGATGATGATCCCATCGAATCGCCGCTTGGCCACTTCGCCATCTACCGGCTGTGGGCCCTCGCACCGCGATCTGTGGCGATTGCGCCCCGCGGCTTTGCCAAGAGCAACTGTTTCCGGAAGTCGGCACTCCTCCAGATGGTTAGCCGCCCGGCGTACTCCTTCATCTACGCGACGAGCAGCATAGACAACGCGGAGCAGACGAGCCAGGTTCTGAAGACCCAGTTCCTCGGCAACCAGCGTCTGTTCGACGATTGGGGTCCGGAGTTCCCTGATGGCCGCATCACGCCCAAGAGGGGTGAGCGGTCGTTCGGCGTGGAGATGATGTACCTGAACAACGGCAGCTGGTTCCGCGCAATCAGCGCCGAGAGCCGTCAGCGCGGTGGTCGCCCGCGCGTGTATGCGCTGGATGACCCGGAGTATGACCCGAAGGCCAGCACGAGCATGAGCGTGCTGCGGTCGTACATGGAGCGGCTGCTGTTCAAGGTCGTCATGCCAATGGTGACACGGCGTGATACAAGCGTGCGGTGGCTGGCCACGTTCGTGAGCCGGCGGCACTACGCGTGGCACGCGATGATGACGCAGGCGGGGCCGCACGGTCAGGTGGCAACGGACCCCCGTTTCGACCAGTGGGCGCGTCTGGTGCTGAAGGCGGAGTACGAAGAGGACGGGGTGCGGAAGTCCTGTTGGCCGGGCATGTGGCCGCTGGACCGGAAAGCCAAGGACGCGGACCCCAAGTTGAAGGGGCTGGTCAGCCTGGAAGAGATCCGGGAGATGATCGGCAGCCACAACTACCTGGCTGAGTACCTGGCCCAGCCGGGCGAGTCCGAGGACCTGCACTTCGGCGAGGTTACCCAGGCCCGCCACGGCTGGTGGCTCGAGAGTCCGGACCCACTGGTAGATACGGATCCCAAGCGCAGCGAGGCGGTGATTTGCTGGAATGGGAAGAGCGGGCTTGAGGAGAAGATGCCGCTGGCCCAGTTCCTCCGGGAGCGGGTCCGCATGTTCATCACCGTGGACACCAGTTACACGGCGACGAGCGACAGCGACTACAAGGTCTGCACCCTGATGGGGTACGACCCGGTTGACGCGTGCCTGTTCGTGCTGGACACGTGGGGCTCGCAGTGCCGGGAGCAGACGCTGATCGAGAAGTCGTTTGCGATGGCCGGCAGGTGGGGGTGCCCGACGATTCACCCCGAGGTGGTGCGGCAGTCGTTCGGCCTGTACGCGGCGATGGAGAGCATGGTGCGGCAGAAGGCGGCGGAGGTTACGGGCGAGACCCCGCCCCGGATCATCCCCCTGCGGGTGGGCACGCTGGACAAGACCAGCAAGATCAACGCCCTGCACTACCGGTTCGAGCATGGGCTCATAAAGTTCCCCGTCTGGCGCAGGGGGCAGCTCCCGTGGCGGCTCCTGTTCGACCAGATCGAGCAGTTCAACCCGGACGCGGAGAGCGGCGGCCTCCAGCACGACGACTTCCTGGACACGGTGGCGATGAGCATGTTCGTGGTCCGGGGCCGGTTGGACCGCCAGTTGGCCCCCGGGGAGCAGCCCACCACGCTCGACTTCGAGCAGATGCTGTCGGACGGAAGTGTCCGCGACCCCTTGGCTGGTGGGGGTGCAGCGGTCGAAGCGATGGATTTCAACCGGATGTCTGTTCAGTCCCTGATGAATGGCATGGAGGAAAAGCCAAATGCAAAACGAGGCTCGCGCGTCTAATCCCCTGTACGTCACGATTCCGTTCGTATACTTTCAGATGCTGTCCCAAGCGTATTATGGGCAGCAGGTTGAGGACCGGATGAATGCGACACCGACCGACCAGAAGGTGCCGCAGCCGGATCCCTCGCCGATGTCGTCCTTCAACATGAAGGGCGTCGAGCTGTTCGAGGAGATGCCGCCTGGCTGGAAGTCCCTGAGGAAGCGACAGAACGATGCATGACTCATACACGCTGCCCAAGGACAAGTACCTGCTGGCAAAGGTGATCGACCAGCACTGCGAACGTGAGATGACGAAGCTCACGTATCGGCGGACGCTGTGGATCCTGGCGTGGTTCTACCTGAACGGCTTCCGGCGCTTCGACGTCTTCGACCCGCGCACGACGCGCGTGGTGCCGTACTACCTCGACGAGGACGGGAACATGGAGTTCCAGTCCACCGAGCTGATCTCGATCATCGACAAGACGACGGCGCGCCTCAACACGATGGACCTGCGTCCGAAGGCGTTGAGGCAGGGCTTCAGCCTCGCGGGCATCCGCGAGCGGAGCGTGGCGCAGCTGGTGGCGGATGCGGTTGTGAGCGACCAGCAGCTCGAGAAGGTGAAGCGGGAGTTCAACTACCTGTTCACCACGCTTGGCTGCGCGGGCATCACGGGGCACATTGTCGATCACCCCACCATCGGGTTGACGAGCGACCTGGAGGTCGTGCATCCCAAGGAGATCCTGCCGTTCCCGAGCCTGGGCCACGACTTCACGAAAGTCCGGGGGATCATCCGTCAGCGCATCGTGCCGATGACGTTCCTGCAGGAACGGTTCGGCAAGGCGTTCCTTGAGAAGAACAAGGAGAAGATGGACGCGTGGAGCTGGGAGTACGGGCATGACATGGAAGAGCCCGCGGACGCTCCCGGCAACGGTTACGTCCTGAACTCCGCAAGCACCGGCGCGCTGAACGGTGTGCCCGGCAGCAACGAGATGGAAGTGGTCAAGGTCCGCGAGCTGTGGATGGACGGCCCGCGTGGGACGGTCAACCGGTACGTGGTGACCAGCGGTGGCGTAACGCTCGACGACCGTGACCTGAGCGAGGTTGAGACGTACTGCCCGCTCGGCGTGGCCCGGTTCATGGACAACGGCACGTTCCACGGCGCGGGCGTGTTCGACCTGATGTTCGGCATCGTGCGCGAGATGGAACGGCTGCTGAAGAGCCTGTTCAACAACATCCGCGACATCGACAAGTACGGCGTTCTGGTCATGCCGCAGGGCACGATCAACGAGCGTGCGGTGATGCGTGACATCGGCAAGGGCCTGCGGTACATCAGCTACAGCAAGGACGCGATCCTGGGCGACGACTTCAAGCCCATGGTCATCACGCCGCACAATGCGGGTGACGTGCCGGGCAAGGTCGCGCAGTTCGCGAAGGCGATTGCGGACAGCATCAGCCCGGTGCAGGACCTGCTGGCGGAAAAGGGCCGAGTGGACAGCGCAAGCGGTCTGCAGTTCCTCGACGAGCAGATCAGCAAGGCGATGACGAACCCCACCAGCGGTGTGCAGATGGCATTCGGCACCATGTACAAGAGCCTGGTGGCGAAGGCGAGCCGCGAGATGCTGATGAGCGACCGGGCGCTGCCGGTCAACAAGCTGACGCTGGACCTGGCGGGTGCGGTGATCGACCCCGAGGAGGGGACGGTCAACTTCAAGAAGAACCCAATCCCCAACTTCAGCCAGCTCTCGTTTACCGTGCGGGACACCAGCCCGCGCAGCGAGACGGTGCGGAAGCAGGAGATGATGGGCCTTCTGCAGGCAGGACTGACGGACCCCGAGGGCGTCAAGCTGTTTGCCATGAAGGAAGGCATCGACCTCGCCGTGTGGATGGACGAGGAGAAGAGCGCGTACGAGTGCGTGATCCGCAACATCCTGCTGCTGTACGGCGACGGTCAGCAGACCCAGCAGATCGTGCTGACCCCGCACACCGCGCGGCCTGACCTGCAGCTCAGGGTGCTGAGCGCGTTCATGTCCAACCCGATCATGGCAGTGGCGAGTCCCGGAGTGCAGGACGCGTTCAAGGCCTACCGTGAGTCCCTGATCTCGTTCATGGGACAGTCCCTTCCCGCGATGGTCCCGAACCCGGACGACGTTGCCAATGTCAACCCTGACATGGTCGCCGGCCGGATCGGTCCCGGAGCACAACCACCTCAAGGAGCAATGAATGGCTGACGCAAGCATCCACCCCGACAATGAGCCGCAGGATGACGGCATCGACATGGACACCGAACTGGAGATGGAAGACGGTACGGTCGTGACCGTCGGAGAACTCCTTCGCATGTCGCAGGAGGCGAACCAACTCCGAAGCCAGGTCCAGGACCTGAACAAGTTCCGGGATAACGCGACGAAGCTGATGAAGGGCGAGACCCCGGACCTGCAGGCTGCGTACGAAGTGCTGCGCGGTGCGGGGTTCAGCGACCAGGAAGCGCGGGAGTACGCGCAGGACTACGTGGACGGTGAGTCTGGTGGGGACCAGGAGGCAGATGTGAGCGAAGAAGCGCAGATCGAACAGATGCTCAAGCGGACCACTCGGGCCGCGGAGGAGCGGGCAGAGGCGGCGGCACGGGAAACCCGTGATCTGCGGCTGCGTCTGCTGAAGGAGCAAATGGACCGGGAAGTCGTGAATTCGATTGACCGGAACCCGGAGATCGTTAAGATGCTGGAAACGCTCGACAAGACCCGTGGCCGCGATCATGCGGCGGGTGCCTGGCGAGCTCTGCAGGAGCAGGTCCGTGAGGCCACCCTCAAGAACCTGTACGCCCGTCGTGATACGGCTGGCGGACAGTTCAGCGAGGACTGGGTTGCGGACGAAGCCGCGAAGGCGGCGAAGGCTGTTGCAGGAAATTATCGCACGGTCATCGGCGACATTGATGCCCTCGGGCGGTCGCCGGAAACGGAAGGCGAGCTCGAGTTCCTGAAGGCCAAGGCCCCGGTCGCGCCCCCCGAATTCAAGAAGGGCACTGACCGCGGCGAGGTCGAGAAGGATCTTCGCAGCTTCAACGTTGACGCGCTTTCCCGCCTTGCCATCGACGAGACGGCTGGTGGGGAAACGAAGGTCTGAACTTCCGCACTCTGACCGGCACGTTGCCGGAGGCAACTAGACATGGCTTACACCGTTACGACTGGCTCGCTGTTTGGCGCGCAGTCGCTCCGCATCCAGGAGGTCCTCAACAAGAACATTGAGGTCTTCCTTCCGGCTCTGGACCCCGCTTGGCGTGACACCACCGTCACCAGCCAGGGCGTTGGCCAGGCCAACCTCATCGGTCGTGACATGAAGATCCTGAAGATCTACATGGGCTCGATGGCTGGCGTGTTCGAGATGGCTGACAGCCGCAACAACTTCGTGCTGTTCGGCGACAACACCATCACGAACGTTGCTGACAAGCTCCAGACCCAGGGTCTCACGCAGACCTGGCCGGACGCTACGGAAGGCGCAATGGCGCGTCCGTACCGCCTGGGCATCGGCATGAAGGCGATGGTCTCCAACCTGCTCGTCACCCTGGGTGAGATGCAGGCCGAGGCGACCCCCGCGTTCATCGGTGAGGTCCTGGCGCCGAAGCTCGAGGGTCACGCTCGTCTGATCGCTCAGACCCTGTGCAACTACTGGTACATCAGCGAGAACAGCAACTACCAGATCGGCACGATGGGCACCAGCCCGACGCAGACGACTGGCAGCGGCAACACCGTCGTGACCTTCACGCCGGCCGAGCTGAACATCGACCGTTACGCGGTCGGCATGCGCGTGGACATCTTCAACGGTTCCACCCGCCTGAACGTCGATGGCTCGGGCAACCGCCTCAACGCCATCGTGTCCAAGGTTGACGAGGTCTCGAACAACGTCAGCATCACCGTGATCGGCACGACCTCCGTGACGTTCAACGTTGCTGCCTACGCGATTCACTTCGCCAACGGCCGCAGCTACGGCATCGCGGGCATCAACAGCTGGCTGAAGAACAGCGGCAACCTCCTGGGCAACGATGCCGATTCTGCAAACCAGATCGACGTCGGCGTGCACCCGGAGTTCAAGTCGTTCTTCAAGACCAGCGTCGGCACCCTGACGGAGCACAAGCTCCGCCAGTACCTGCGTGGCTTCCACCGTGCGAAGGAGAAGTACGGCCAGACCATCGACACGCTCATCGCGTCCGATGGTGTGTGGCTGAACTACGAGGCGCAGAAGATCGGCCAGTACATGCTGGACCGCACGAACCGCCTGTCGAGCCTCACGAACGAGGGCAGCCAGGAAGGCTTCAAGTTCACCTTCGACGGCCGCACCTACACGGGCTACACCTCGAACTACATCGAGGACGGCACCGTGTACGGCCTGAAGAAGGGCGCTGCGAACTGGAAGAAGTACGTGCCCCCGAGCCCGAAGGGCACGCAGAAGTTCGACAAGGCTGAGTCCTTCATCCCCTTCGAGTTCGTCGGCCCGGCGCTGGGTTACTCCAGCATCAAGGTCCCGATCACGAAGGTGGCTACCGGCAGCGGCAACAGCCTGCTGACGGAAGGCGCCCAGATGCCGGGCATGCTGCGCATGCAGCTCGTCCCGGATCAGCCGGCCGGCCTGAAGCTCACCGGCGTCTCGACGGATCGCCAGTACGGCGAGTAAGTCGCGGCAAAGAATCGCAACCCTCGGGGCGTGGTCTTCGGGCCACGCCCCTGTTCTTTGCTAAACTGGTGGCATGGCAATTCCGATCAAGCCCCCAGCCAAGCCTGAAGTGCGCCGGAACACCGTTGCGCGCCTCATGGAGTGCATTCAGTCGCTCCACTTGCAGCACTGGATGACCAAGTCCTACGCGCAGCACCAGGCTCTCGGGGGTCTGTACGAGTCCCTTGAGGACTTCCTCGACACCTACGTCGAGACGCTGATCGGCGCACAGGACCGCTCTGTCCTCGCGGGCATCAACACGCTGTCGGTTGGTGGGGACATCGCAAGCATCCTCTCCAAGCTGGAAGGCATCCTCCGTGACGAGATCACTCGTGACGTTGGCGACGACGAGACCGCTCTCCTCAACCTTCGGGACGAAGCACTGGGCGCCGTCCAGAAGACCCGTTACCTCCTTACCCTGAGCTGACCATGGCGAAGAAGCGATTCCAGTTCAAGGCCAAGCACAAGAATCCCGCTGGCGGGCTCAGCGAGCTCGGTCGGCGCGCCTACAACCGCGCTACGGGCGGTAACCTAAAGCGCCCGCAACCCGAAGGTGGGTCGAGGCGAAACTCCTTTTGCGCCCGTATGCGCGGCATGAAGAAGAAGTTGACCAGCAGCAAGACCGCAAACGACCCGAACTCCCGCATCAACAAGAGCCTGCGGGCATGGAAGTGCTGACATGGCGAAGCGCGTGAAGGTCAAGAACAGCCTGGTGGGGAACATCAACAAGCGCCGAAAGCTTGGGACCAGCAGGCCGAAGTCGGAATCGACAGTGGACCCCAAACAGTATCGCAAGATGCAGGAAGGCTGGAAGTAATGGCTAAGAAGATCAAGGTCAAGGGCGGCATGTGCAAGGGTTGCGGCAAGGCCATGAGCAGCTGCGGCTGTGGCTGCAAGTGAGGTGAACCATGAATCCCCTCAAGAACTTAAAGCGCAAGATGAAGCGCCGCGTGCAAGTCAAGCCTGCCGGAATGAAAAGCACTGGTGCTCGAAGGCGGTTCAACATCAAGGGCTTTAGCGGGCTGAAGTTCGGCAAGACCAAGGGCTACTGAACCACTGAGAGGTGGGCGGGCAGGGACTCCCGCAGGGGCCGGTCGAAGGGCCGGCCCCACTTTCGATAAAGGAGCATGCTGTGGCGAAGAACCCCACCAACTGGATCGGCAAGGTGCGAGCGAGCATCAAGCGGCGTGGCACCGAGGGTGTTTGCACGGGCAGCAAGTTCGGCGGGGCGTCGTGCCCGCCCGGCAGCAAGCGCTACAACCTAGCTAAGACGTTCAAGAAGATGGCCAAGAACCGGGGTGGCAAGTGAACGAGAAAGGCCTGTTCGGACCCGATCCATCCATGCGCGGACCTAGGGTTCCGCCCAAGATTGCGCCCAAGCCGTTGCCCCAGCCGAAGCGCAAGCAACCCGAGAACCTGGACCGGCCGCTCACCAAGTTTGAGATCATCATGTGGACTCGCAAGACCGGCGGCGTGAAGCCAGGTCCCGGCGCTACGCTGCGCCACTTCCGCCGCGGGATGGGTGGTGGGGGTTGGAGGAGTACCGACTAATGGAGATGGAGATCACGTTTGACCCGAAGTGGGAGGCCGCGTGCGCTGGCCTCGCGTTCAATGAAGACCACCAGATGTGGCCGGACGGCGAGTGGATCCGGTATGCGCGCAAGCTCACCGGCATCAATGACCTGTTTGTCTACCACCACAGGCGCGCCCAGAGCTGGGTTCTGGCGAAGTGGCTCTTTCCGCCTAGCCAAACTGACAGTCCGGTTGCGCTGGAGCTGGAGGTCATGCCGTTCCCGCCTGACATGCCCGCATCCGGACGGCTGGTGGGGGATGCCCTGAAGGCCCGTTGCACGCCCGTGGACGAGACGGTTGCGGCGATCAAGCGGAAGATGCGACAGGCGGCCGGTCACCGGCGGTCCATGCAGGCCGAGCGGGACCACAGCAAGGCGAGCGCGGTGAAGTACATGAAGCAGAAGGGCATGGACGCTGCGGCTCACATGCTGGAGAGTGGGCAGACGGCGTGGGCTGCGCCGAGCGAGTGCGGCGAGAAGTACCAGGAAACCGTCAGCGAACTGCTGGCCATGACGAAGGCGGTGTGACGTGGATAGCACGGGAAGCATGCTGAAGACGGTCATCGAGCGCATCCGGGGGTTCCTTGACGACCCGGATCTCGAGGCCAAGTACAGCGACGACTACATCGTCCGGCACATCGTTGCGCCCGCGTTCGCGAGCGTGATGAGCCGCATCAACAACAGCGCAACGAATCCCGTGCTGCAGCGCCTTGCGTTCCCGCTGTACCAGAACCAGGCCAACTACCAGCTGCCTCCGTGCGTCGGCGAGGTGTGGCGAATCTGCTTGGTTGACGGATCGGGTCGAGTGCTGCAGGAAGCCATTCCCCGTGGCCTGTACAACCTGCGTGGTCCGAACTGGATGGTGCAGGGGAACATGGTGTCGTTCCTGCCGTACCCCAATGCGGACTACACGACGATGGAACTGTGGTACTGCTCCAGCGGCGACTACAAGCCGTTCTACTTCATTGGCGGTTCGAGCAGCGCGGTTCTGAACGCAGCGAAGGACACGGTCACCATCACGCTGGCGTCGCTGACGCCGGGCATCGGTGAGGTTGACCGGAGGCCCAGCGCGTATGTGGGCCAGATGCTGCGGCTTCTCCCCACCAGCGTGACTGCGGGTACGGTCGAGGAGCGCGTGATCAGCGAGTGGTCGTACGCTGGCGGCGGGTCTTCGACGTGGACGCTGAAGGTCCACAAGCCGTTCACCTACGCGTCGGCGGGGAACCTGCCGGCGTTCGAGGTCGCGCCAGAGGGCAGCGAGAACATGTTCGAGGCGGTTGCTGCGGCCGGCGCGCTCAAGTTGGCGACGTACCGCAGGCTGAGCGGCGAGCACTTCGGCATGATTCAGGCTGCGTACCGTGACGCGATGAAGACGGTCATGGACCACTACAGCAACGTGCAGATGCGTATCCCGAAGGCGTGGGAGAAGGACACGGTCGACAACCAGCTCACGCAGCCCTGGAGGATCTGATGGCAATCGGCGAGGAAGGAGACTTCCGGACACTGGGATTCCAGCAGGTCGTCCGGTTTCCCGCGCAGGACCGCTTGGGCGGCGTGGGTTCTCCTTTCCCCCTGTCGTTGACCACGCCCTCCGGCGGCGTCAACATGCAGAGCCCTGTTGCTCCGCTGAATCTGCCGGCGCTCGGCAACACCAACATCACGCTGCCGGGCGTGAGCCTGCCGCCGGCCCTTCCGCCTGTCGTGATCCAGCCAGTTAGCAGCGGCACTGCGGCGGCAACGACGATCACGGTCGAGGACCTGGCTACGCCAGCTGGGCCCTGGACCACGATCGACACGCTGCAGTTCGACGGTGCTGGCGTTTCGGTCACCAACCCGTCACCGAACGTGGCGTTGATCTACATTCCGGGCGGGGGTGGTGGCGGTACGACGGCGTACTACGGCGTGATTACCGCTGCGGTCAAGGGTACCTACGCGCAGTGGACGTACACCGTTGACGTGTACACCGGCGGCGTGGCTGGCGCATCGGTAACGGCGTACAACCTGCTGGAGTGGTCGAACAACAACAGCACGGCGTACGGCTACTCCATCACGGGCGCTGCATACGACAAGGTGTTCGGGACCAGTTACTACGTCCGCTCGGTTCCGGTGGGGGCTGCCGTGCGGATGGAGCAGGTGACGGACATGACGGGCTCGCCTGTCTATTACTTCAGCGCACCGAACCGCATCGACGGGGGCTGCTGATGCTTGGCCGTCAGTTGACTGCATGCGACCCCGCGGTCTGCGATGCGACTGACGTTCCTGCGTTGACGACCAACTACACGTCAATCGTTGCTGACATCCGTGTCGTGACGGAAATGAACGTCAGCGGGTTGATGTACTTGAGTCTTGAAGAGGACTACACAAACTACGGGTGCGTATCGCCATACCGTTCCTACTACTCCCAGTACGGCGGTTCGTATCTCTCAGGTCTACAGGTGTCTTCGTTGCGAACGCAGAGCGTGACAACCGCAACGGGAACTTGGAACTTGTCTTCTGATTCGATTGTTACCGTAGCAACTGGTGAGTATGCCAGACCAACTGATGGTGCAATTCTTGCTACGTCTATCACAGGCAAGCGGCACGAATATGTGTTCGGGTCCCCTACGTTCGTAGGTGCGTACACGCAGATGGCAGAGACAACGCTGCCGGGTCCTGATCTTTTGCCTACTTTTGGATGCTGTGATCCTGTAACTCCGCCGGATGACATTGCGGTGTGGGGTCCAGGCGGAAACGTAAGCAAGTCGTTTACGGTCACGACGCCTACGTTCACTCTTCGATATGCGGCGGTGTGTACTGTCCGCGTGCCGGGGATCACGCTTGTGTTGACTGTTTCCGGTGCTGCGTCTGGGCCGTGGACAGTGTCAGTCAGCAACAACGAACTCAAACTGACGAACGGTTCAGGTACGACAACTTCGTACACCGGCACGTTGACTGCTACCGCAACAGCTATCAATGCGGCCGGCTACTTCACGGCTACGGTTGGTGGGGGCGTGTACGGTTCTGTCGCAACTGCTGCGGATCTGAAGGACTACGTTTCGTTCCCCATCAATGTGTCTGGCTGTTCGACCGTTGCAGTACTTGTGGACTTTGGGGATGAGTTGACCCCCACCAGCTGCGGGTGTGGCGTGTTCCGCAACACTGGGACAAGCGGGTTTGTGTTTCAGACGGGTCTTGGGTTTCCGAATACTAAGGATGGGCTGGATGCGTTCCTTGCATCTGTGTGGTACCCGAAGAACAACATCTTCCGGACAAGCACGAACCCCATCTACTACATGGACACCCAGTTTGATTTCTTTGTGCTTAGTCCGGAAGTGTCGTACCTGAATGCGTCTTGGGAACTCACGCCCGGCTCGTCTGTCCAGACAAACACTCTGTCTATCTCTTCGGCTTCTGGATCAAGTGCAACGTACACAAGGATTGTCTACTGCGTGGATCTTGCTACTTACCCCCTTGGCTGTGCTGATCCAAACGCTCCTCGACCTGTGCCGTCTGGGTATTGCAATGCATCTACCGGTTTGGCTTGCTTGGATTGCGATGGTAGTTATGGGGTGAACTGCGGGCCGTATGAGTCAACCTGTTGCTGCGAGCATGTTGACACCGAGATCTTTAGTTATGCGGCGCGTAGTGTGCCGGTGACCCAGACCCTTACCGGGAGTTTCAGGCTGCTATGAACAAGTTCACGGTTTCGTTCCACGGCTGGGCGTACGACTTGGTTCAGGATTCCGAATCGGGAATGCTGACCGTTGCTGCTACCCGTCCGGTTGGGGTCGTGAAGAAGGCGGTGGAGTACGCGAAGGCGGAGGTGAGCCGTGCGCTGGAGGAACCGCTCCGGTTGCCGGTGATTGAGGGCCGGAAGGCTGCGTGCTTCGGGTGCGAGTCGATGGAGCAGCACGAGGGCGAGATGTACTGCAAGGCGTGCGGATGCCCCCGCTGGGAGCGGAGCAGGCTCCCGGTCAAGTGGGAAATGCCGGGCGCAAAGTGTCCTTTGGGCAAGTGGCCGGAGTAGGATGAGCGCATGCAGGTCCCCGAGACTGACATTTACTGGACGTATTCGCTGCTGAATGCCAGCGAAAGCCGTGCTTCCGCGCACACCGGGACGCCTGCTGGTTCCATGGCTGAGCTGGTGGGGATCGACGGCACGAACAACGGTGGCCTGCTCCCGTTCCCGGGGTTCCGCGAGGTGTACCGTTTCGCGCCTGAGAACGCGCCGGACAGCGGATCTTCGCCGTCGGTCCTGAACTACGCGTATCGGTTCAGCATTGCGAATCCGTACACGAACAAGGCGCATCTGTCGCGGGTGGTTGATTTCTGGGCGTTCAGCCTGGTGGCTGGCGCAAGCACGCGGGTGTACGGGTACGTGTATGTCATCCGCCGGCCGAACAACATGGCGACTCCGTCGTGCGTCAACACGTACGACCTGATGATGGACTACTACGCGCCGCAGAGTGCGGGCAGTGCGTGGAGCACCATCGTCCTTCAGCAGGGCATGTCGGACGGCGGCATCCTGGCTGACGGGGGCAAGGCAGTGATGAGCGTGGAGACGACGGGCAAGGCGGTGTACGTCTTCCGCCGCGGTGTGTCGCCCATCGCTGTGTACTTCAAGACGGCGACGGGCCCCACCAGCACTTCGGCTACGGTTGTGGATCCGGCGGGGCCAGGCAAGAAGATTGCTGGATCTCCGTACAACGGAACCGCAGACGGTGCGTTCAATTCGTCCAGCAGCACGCACAGTCTTGCGTCTCTGCCGGATCCGACTGCTTCACCAAACCCGCCGTGTTCGTTCAAGGTGTGTTCCCACAACGGAACAAGCGGCACCAAAATTGCCAGCATCCCCAACATCACGACTTCCGCGTTGCTAACGGCGGGTTCGTACTCGTTTGCGCTGCAGTTGGAAGACAGCAGGAGTGGCCGCAAGAGCCAGTTGAGCACCAACGTCGACATTGTGCTTTCTGCAAGTCGACATGTTTGGGTGGACGGGGTGTACGACTCGAGCCGGTTTGACACGCTGAACGTGTACCGAAGTGTTCGGACCGAGGGGTCGGCTGGTGTGTACACGCATGGCATCCTGCAGCTCGAAGCGCAGATCACGCTGTCGAGCTACGTGGTGACGGATGCCAACTTCCCGTGGGCTAGCACGCCGACCGGATACGGCGCGGACTCCAAGAACTTCCGGTATGCGTACCAGTTGAAGGACGCTGCGCTGGTGATGCAGGACGTGTTCCTGGACAAGCCGAGTTACAGCGAAACGATGCCGAAGGGTGGCGCGGGTGCGCTGCTGGACGGCACGATGCTGGTGGGGAACATCAGCGAGAGCGCGAGTGACCTGACCGGCACGGGCGAGACGCGGTGGAGCGCGAGCGGCGCGGACAGCCCCGAGCTGTTCACGGCGGCAGGGATCTACAAGCCGTCGAACGTGGGCGACGCGGTGACGTGCTTCCGGCGCACGGGCCAGATCATGTCGGGGTTCACGCGCAACGGTGTCCAGTTCTTCAACAAGGACAACGGGTTCGTGAGGGTCCTTGCCGCGCACCAGGGGTACGGCATCACGGGCCCGTATGCGGCTGCGACCGTGGGCCCGGTGACGTACTACCTGAACTACCGCGGCCTGAAGGCCGTGTATCCGGACGGTCGGCTGGACGACGTGCAGGCGATCAACCAGGTCGTGAGCGACGAGTGGTACTCGGGCACGACCGGGGCGCAGGAGTTGAGCAAGGTCAGCATCGCGTTCGATCCGTCGACGCTGTGCCTGTACCTGCTGAACCCCACCCGCCAGCAGGCGGTGCAGTTCTGGTTCGCCACCGGCGTAGTGAGCGAGTTGCAGGACATGAGTTTCGGGAAGGTGTCGCAGGGGTGGTGGGAGGACAGCGACGGGCAGTTGGTGCCCCGTGCCATGTTCCTGTTCAACGCTCCCTACCCGGACGCGGTGACCAACACGAGTTACCGGCCTGCGTTGTACATGCCCTGCCGGACGTACGGGGACAAGAAGTACCCGGAGTCGAACGTTGGCACTCAGGTGTCAATGTTTGACGCGAATGCGGTGCGGAACCCGTCTACCGCGGTGTCGGTGTCCAGCCACACGTACAGCTACTACGACTCGACCTGCACCCTGAAGTCTTCGATTGCCGGCAGCAAGATCACCAACCTGTTTGACGGCACGGTTTCCACGGCCGCCAGGCTGGTGGGGATGTGGGTGTACGTGCTTTGGCCGCAGGCGGACGTGACGTTGGACGGCAACAAGGCCCGGGTGATCGACGCGGACAAGGACTACCTGTATCTGGACCGGGAGATCCAGGCCCCCGGCAAGACCATTTATGTGGTGCTGGACCCCATGTACGTCAAGGTCATGCCTGCCCCCCTGCGGACGACGGACCAGAAGGACGAGGAGTTCGTGGTCAAGCAGCCCAGCAGCCTTGGTCTGGTGATGACGGACGTGGCGTACACGGCCGGCACCAACCTAGCGCCCTATGCGGATTACTGGGTGGCACGGGTGTACCGGGAGAACGAGACGAATTCGGTGCTGAATGCGTACCCCACCAACCCGGATGGTACGTCGGTGCAGCATGCCATCATCCGGGGTGACAGCCCCAACTGGGCGGCGTTCGGGAAGCACGGCATTCTCGGCCAGTGGTTCCTGCCCTGCGTTGAAACCTTCCTCGCCAATGTCAAGTACCGGCTGGTGGGGCTTCAGGTAAAGGGTAGAATGCTCCCGACAGACCGTACTCGGAGGACCTACTAGTGGCTTACGACTTCCTTTCAGGGCAGTTTGGCGCGACTCGCGGAAGCGGGTTTGGCGGCCGTGCCACTGGTGGCCGATTCGCAAACATCTACGGGTACAACCAGGGCCAGGCGGTGACTGATCCGCAGCAGATGGCGCAGATCCGCCAGCAGCAGATGCAGCCCGTAAGCAACCCCGGTGCAAGCAACGACTTCTTCTCGCAGCTTGCCGGCTTGATAAACCAGCAGCAGGCCTCTGGTGGTTCGCCAATGCAGAACCCAAACGTTCAGCCCAGGCAGACTAATCCATTCCAATCAATGTTCAACGCTGGCAACTCGTTTAACCGAAACTCTCAAATCCGTACGGACGGCGGTGTTGGACCGTACGGCGGCATTCGTCCTGAAAATCAACGCGCCATGTTTGAGGGTCGCGCTCGCGGGTTTGGCTCGATGGGTCAGTCTCCGTTCCGCTTTGGAGGTGGACGATGAGTCAGTTCGGCGGCGGTAATTGGTGGCAGAACCTGCAGGGGCTGTTCGGCGGACAGGGCCAGCAGCAGCAGCAGAGTGGCAACAACCAGAATTTCATGAACACGGGCTTTGTAAGCGGCTCGGGCACCTTTCGTTTGCCTGGCGAATTGCAGAGTCGGACTCGGCCCATCACCAACCCGCACTCTGAGTTGGGAAGCCGAACTAGTTTCCCTACGCAAACTCCCGGCGCCAATCTGACGTACGGTCAGGCACTGGCGGGTGCGCTGGGGCAGGATTACCAGAACGCGGAACGGGCTCGGCAGCAGGAGCTGGACATGTACCGCGGGCTGTTTGGCAGCATCATGGGCAGCATGCAGGGCGCGGGCCAGATGGTGCAGGACGCTCGGCAGTCGGGTCAGCAGAACATGCAGTTGATGCAGGGTCAGGCCGACCAGATGCGCCAGGCTGCGGCAAGCGGCCAGCGGGCAATTGGAGAGGCGACGCGGCAGATGCAGTCGAGCCTGGGCGAGGCGCGGACGCGCTTCGATCAGGGCATTGGCACGATGCAGGCGTCTCGCGCCGGGTTTGACTCGACCAACCGCAGCGACACGGCCGCGCAGGTCATGGGCATCCAGCAGCAGTACAAGAACCAGCTGGACCAGATTGCCCGGCGCGATGATCTGACGCAGGAGCAGAAGGACCTGATGACCGGCGAGCTGCGGCAGGGAATGCAGCAGCAGTCGAGCGCGCTTGCTGCGCAGGCGGACGCACGGGCTCGGGATACGCTGCTTGCGCTGGACCAGAACATCAGCCAGATGCAGGCGAGTGCGGGTGCGCAGCTCGGCCAGCTCGGCGTGGGTGTGGGTCAGGCAATTGGCCAGTTGGGTCTGCAGGGCTCGGCTATGCGTCAGCAGGCCGAAGAACAGATCGGCAACTTCTACAACAACATGGCGCAGTTCAACAGCAGCCTGCTGCAGAGCGCGCAGGCCAACGCGTTGCAGTACACGCTGAATGGGAACCAGCTGGCGGCCAACCTCATCAACGCCATGCCTATGGGTCCGATGTCAATCTTCGAGACGCTGACGCGCATGGTGAGTGCGGCGGACGTGCGTCGTGGACAGCAGATGAGCCCTGAAATGGGCGCTCTGTTTGGGAGGGTTGGATAATGGCTAGTCAGCTCGGCAGTGCGATCACCCCCACCGGCCATCAGGCGTACAGCGATCTGCTCAACACGGAGCAGCAGAACCGCGCCATGGCGCAGCAGGCGTTCCAGAACCAGCAGAACATGCAGCTGGCTCAGCAGCAGATGGGCCAGCAGGCCGATCAGTTTGCAACTTCGCTGCAGGAGGCTGAGCGCCAGCGCCAGCATGACCTCAACCTGTCGCAGCAGGGATTCCAGAATCAGCAGACGCTGCAGGCCGATCGCCAGAAGTTTGAGCAGGCGCAGCAGGACGCGTTCATGAAGTGGCAGGAACGCCAGACCTACGACCTCAACAAGATGAATCTTGAACTTGCGGACCTAGACTTGCAGGCGCAGGAGGCTCATGCTCGGGGTGAACAGGCGGCCGCGCAGCAGATCCTTGCAACTCGGCAAGCCACCAAGAAGATGATTTCCCAGCGGGCTCAGAAGCTGGCCATGGCAAAGGCTGCGCTGGGCAAGTCGCAGGAGCAGGTGCAGGGCATGTTCACTTCGCTTGTCGACCAGTACGAGCAGGTGATCAACGGCAAGCAGCACGAGCTGGAGATTGCCAAGTCGCACACGCCCGGGTTCCTCGGCCGTCTTGGTGCTTCGAGCATTCAGAGCAACATCGACGCGTACAACAAGACGCGCGCCGAAAAGTTGGGCGGGTTCAACTACCAGTTTGCACCCCTTGCTCCGGACATCAGCCACGTGCAGGCGCTGGTCGAGGCCGGGGATCTGCCTGGGTTTGAGTACCTGCAGGTTGATCCCTCTTCGTGGGGTCGTTTGACTGGCGCACTTGATTTCACCGAGTTGTCGTCCGCGAAGATGGTGTCTGGTGCGGTTGATGCCAACACCATCACCGAGGGCGAGAAGCGCAAGCTTTCGTCCGCCCTTGTCGATCAGTTCAGGGGCATGAAGCTGCCGAACTTCAACGAGGATGCCGCTCGACGTGCGGTCGAGTCCGCGCTGGGTGACGGGGACAAGACGCAGCTGGCGCAGTTTGCGCAGCAGGCCGGCATCCCGCTGTCGACCATGTACCACTTCCTCAACGAAGCAGCCATGGGCAGCGAGGAGAACACGGCCAACCCGGAGTGGATGAAGATCATGCAGCTGCAGGCGCGTTACCGCCAGCAGTATGGCGGCCAGGAGTCGCTGGAAAACATGGCGCTGGAGCAGGCCAAGAACGCGCTGAAGACCCGTTCGTCGCTGGCGCGCAAGGCCGCGCTGAAGATCGACGGATCCCACACGACGCTGGAAGACATGCGTTCGGCCATCGAGGTTATTGCCAGCATGCGCCGCAAGGGCACGCTGGACTCGGCGGGCGAGGCGCTGCTTGGTCGGTTTGACGCTGCCCGGCTGGGTGAGCTGAAGAAGGCTCAGGCTGCTGTACCGCAGGCCCAGACGGACGCGGAAACAGCGGCGCGCGAGTTGGGTGACCTGGCTGAGATGCAGTCGGACGACGACGTTCTGGCACAGATCAAGGCTATGTACCCTCAGCAAGCTGGCATTGGTGCTAACCGGGCTGGAATTGCTGCCCTGCTTGGGCGGATGGGTCCCCGACCGTGATCGACTGGAAGCGCACAAGTCACTTTCTGACCCACATGGCCCACCAGTTTGGGACCGCGCTGTCTACCCCCGACTCCCGCAACGGGTTCCAGTTGGTGGGGGACCGTGCGTTCGTGCCGGTCGAGGGCCTGGACCGCCAGTTCACCAAGGTAACTCCGCGCACCCTGCGTCGCTGGCTGTGGGAAGTCCGATACAATCCCGTCTGGCGCGACCCGGATGTTCTGGTGTACGTTGAGCGTGAGTCCCCCACCAGCTGGTGGGGCAAGGTCGGCAAGGTTGGATCGCCTGACCACGAGCAGGCGATTGTGTTCACGGAGGAAGCGTAATGCCCGCATTTATTGCTCCCCTTGCAGGACTCTTCAGCGGCGGTGCAGCAGCAAAGATTGGCGCACACGCGCTAACAACGCTGGGTGGCATTGCGGCATGGGAAGGCGTGAGCCGTTTGCTGCATGGGTCTGTTGAAGACCAGATGCGTAAGCAGATGGAGATCGGCGAGAAGCTTGAGGCAGAGCGCGCGGCGAAGATGGGTGGTCAGCCGCAGTACGGAGAGCCAAGCGATCTCAACGATCTGGTGGCTGGTGGGGGTCGTCGCTCGCTGACTGACTTGATGGAAGAGGACGAGCTGCTGCGTGAGGTTGCACGTGGTGCGAAGAGCATGGAACGGTTCCGTCGCCAGCGTCCATATGGATCGCGGGAACTGAATGACATCCTGGCGGGGCAAGAGGCGCGCATTGCTGCGCTTCAGTCCGAGCGTGGGATCACGCCGCTTGAAGTAATCCAGATGATGGAGGCTATGGGTGATGCCTAGGAGCCGGGCCATTCCTACTGCTGCTGCGGGAGCCCAAGCACTGGCTACGCCGGCAATGGCCGAGCGCATGCGTCGCCAGGACGCCAAGATGTCTAGCCTGCGCCGTGCTGCAGCTCGCAAGAACATGGGCCGCGCGGGGCTTGCGGCGCTTGGTGGGCTTGGCTTGGCTGCCGGCGCACGCAAGGGCATGCAGATGGCGGGCATTACCGAACAGCAGCTGATGGACAAGGCTGCGTACGACCTTCAGCGTCAGGTCCGGGATGCTGGTCTGGCAAGCCTGACCAATGAAGCGCAGGGTCTGTCGTACGAAGACTCGATCCAGCGGAACCTGCAGCAGATCATGCAGCGCGCGCCGGACCTGTACATGTCGGTGGCGGCCGGTCGTCGGCTGCCGTCCGGAGCCGTTGTCCTTGGCGGGGCACCCCGCCAGGATTTGTTGAATGAACTTGGCCGGTCCATGGCGGACGGCCGATTCTCCCAGTAAACTCAAGACCCAAGGAACCCCCCATGCCCAACGTTCTCCAGACCCAGTACTACACCGACGACTTCCAGGTCCTCACTTACGTCATTCGCGGCGCGTTCTCCAGCGGCACCGCGTTTCTTTACGCTGACCGCGACATCGTCATTGACTCGATCACTATCGGCGTGTCCGTTGGTGGCGGTGCCGGCTCCCGAATCGGGTTCAACAAGACAACGACTGGCACCCTCGCCTCGCCGGCTTCCGCGCTTGCCGCGGACATCCAATCGGGTACGTCCCTGTACTCGCCGGTGCAGTCAATCACCACCGCCGGCACCTTCCGTCCCGCACTCGCGACTCCGGCCAACGACACAAACCTCGTCAAGGCTGGTAACTGGCTCGGCTTTAGCGGCAACGGTGACGCCAACACCGTCGTGGCCATTCAGATCCGCTTCCGCAGCCGCCTGAACTAAAGTCCCTCGCACACTCACCCCACGCACCCCACACTAGGACCCCACCATGGCAGCACTTGACACCAGCATCTACCTGACCCCGCCCTACAGCGTTCTGACCGAGGCTTTCGGTTCGGCTGCTGCAGGCACTGCCCCGACGCAGAACCTGTTCACGACCGTGGCTTGCTTCCCGTTCGCCGTCGAGATCCTTGGCTTCTCGATGAACCGTGGCGGCAGCAGCGCTCCGACCTCGGGCATGACGTTCACCTGCGGCTACGCCGACCCCGGCACTTCGCTTGCTACTGGCGTGACGGCCTGCGGCGCTGCGTTCACGGACGTGGCCGCGATTGGCACGCAGACCCACGTCATCAACGACAACGGCGTGACGACGGGTCCCGCGGCTTACAAGCCCATCGTGGTCCCGGCTGGTAAGGCGATTGGCTTCCTGGCCAGCAACCACGCCACGACCAACAGCGTCTTCAACAGCGTGACCCTCCTGTACCGCGGCGCTTGACCGCACGGAGGTAACGGGTGTTTGACCCGGTACGCAGCTACGACAAGCCAGGCGTAATCATCGCGCAGCTGGCAAACGGAATCGCGACCACCGACTCGGTGCGTCGCGTTCTGTTTGATCCGGCCGCCCTGAGCCCCCGCGAACGGGAATCTGTTGCGGACAAGTTGAAGGCTCAGTTCGGCAACAACGCGGTGATCGACACGGCCATTGACGTGATGGCCAACCCCATCGTCTGGATGGGCATGCTTGTGGCCGGTGGGGCTGCTCCGGGTGCGGTCAATGTGATGGAGGGTCGCCGTTTCTTCGGGGGAGGCGGCGGCCCTGGCGCGTATTTCAAGACCATGTTCCCGTTTGCGCGTGCCATTCACGGCACGAGCGGCATGACGGAATCGTGGGGCAGGCGCATTGCTGGTCTGGCGCAGGTGTCAGGCCACCACCTTGACCGGGTGCAGAAGGACCTTGCGGGCATCATGGAGCCCGAGGTCAACAGCGTGCTGAAGACGTTGTCGGAGAAGCACAGGCAGAAGATCACCAGCCTGAATCCCGACGCTGCTCCAAACGAGGCAATTGCACACGACCTGCGGCTGATCCGTGCTGTGCTGGAGATCCGCAAGCAGGGTCTGCACCTTGACCGGGAAACGGAAGCGCTGGCAGGCGTTGCGCCTGAACGCTACCACATTCGGGTGACGCGGGAAGAGAACCGCAAGTCCAAGACGCGTGCGGTGCAGGTGACTGAGGACCTGTTCTACAAGTTGCATGATCTGTTCCAGCAGACGCGGGACGGGAAGTATCGGCAGGAACTCAACCTTGCCGAAAATACCGAACTGCTGCGGGAGATGAACAGCCCAACGGCAGGCATGAACATGCTGGACTACATGACCGAGCGCAAGCTCGACAAGGTTGTGTTCCGGCTGGGCCTCAAGGGCGAACTTACGCGGAACGTGATGGACCGCAACGATCCGTCGCTGTCGGTGGCCAGCCTCGTGGAGGGCGGAGTCAAGGTCAAGTGGAGCCCGAAGCTCCGCAAGAAGTGGATCCGCAACCTGAACGAGGTTGAGCGGGTTGAAACGGAACTGGGGCTGGCCGGGCTTGTGCGGGCGCAGGAGCAGATGTACGAGCGTTCCCGCATGCATCTGGTGGGGGACGAGGCTCACTACGCGGAGACCGGTCGGTTCCGGTTTGACAACGGAAAGTTGCTGCGTCTGGCGAGCAGCCAGGTGCAGATGCTCATCGACAACAAGTTGATGACGTCCGGCGGCAACATCGAACTGGGCGGTTCGGAGGCAATCCGGGCTCTGCTGAGCGACGAGGTTGGCGGACGGCTGCTGCGGGCTGCGGAACGCAGTGAGGGCAAGCGCATCCGCATGGGTGCTACGCGGGCTGAGATCGAGAAGGTCGTGGCGGAGGCGTACCGGAAGGGGTTCGAGGATCCCTACTACATGCCCCGCAACACGCTGGAGATGAGGGACCGGGGCAACAAGCGGGTGGCGTTCAACCCGTTTGACGTGAATGCCCCCACCAGCGGGGGCGTGAGCGGGGTTGAGTTCGGTATGTCGGCCAGCGGACGGACGATTGCCCGTGGCCAGCGCACGAACGTGCCGTATGCGCCTGAGGACCTGGAGTTCATCCGGCGGTACTTCGGGGGCACCACGCATCTGGAGAAGCTGATTCGCCACGCCAATCGCCGGGTGCAGGGGCAGCTGGAGAACAGCAACCAGTACCGGGTGATGCGGATTGCGCCCGACCTTGCGGCCAGCAAGTACATCGCTTCCACCGCCCGCGACTACGCGCTGCACTCGATGGATGCGGTGGCTGACCCCCGTATCCGTGCCATCATGCTGGACTATGGGCCTGGTGGGGGCAGCAAGGCTCGGATGACTGGACCGCTCGGGTCGTCGCAGGCTGGCGTGTCTGCGGGCGTGTCGCGGCTTGAGGAGATTCCGGCTGAGATGCGGCCGGTTGGTGGGTTCTCACTGGCTCAGTTGATGGACGCCGATCTGCGGGCCGTGCAGGCCGCGCAGCCCAACGAGAAGTTCTCCATCGGCCTGTGGCGCAACCACATCCTGCCGACCATGTTCGGCGTGAAGCCCATGGACGATGCGGCTCAGGCGGTCGCCAGCGCGACGATCCGGGAGAGCGCGCTTCGTCTTGCCAACAGCCGGTTCATGAAGACGGTTGAGCGGATGGGCGGGGTCCCAGCCCGGTTCGTGCAGGAGATGCGGATGTGGGGCAACGATCCCATGGCCGATCCGAACCAGCCGTGGGGTGCTGCGACCCGCCTGCTGTACTCAAGCCACCTTGGCCTGAACATGGGCAGCGCGATCATCAACCTGCTGCAGCCTCTCCAGACCGTGCACCAGTACGGCATGAAGGCGTCGGCCAAGGCGTACTGGCAGAGTCTGAACATGGTGGGCAACTACGCCCTGGAGCGCATGAAGCTGGGTGGTGGGGCTTCGCAGGCAGAAGTCGAGGAGATGCGCCAGCGGGTGTTCAGCCGTACGTTCGGGCGTGGGCGCGTGAGTCTGGTTGACGTGTCGGACATCGGGCAGACGTGGAACATGATCGAGAAGGCTGGGTTTGGCGTGCGTCCTACGGTGGGCAAGCCGAGCTTCAAGCTGCTTGAGATGATGATGATCCCGTTCCAGACGGCCGAGACCGTCAACCGCGTGATGACGTCGAACGCGGTGCTGAACCTGTACGAGAAGGCAGGACGGACGGCGGGCCTCGACTTCCACCGCGCCATGCTGGACGCGGAGTCTGCGGTGCAGCAGTTCCAGTTCGGCGGCAGTCCCATCAACCGACCGAGCGCGTTCTTCCAGCCTTTCCTGCGTCGTCCTGAGTTCCGCCAGTTTGCGCAGTACGGGTTCCGCTCCCTCGTAAACCTGTTCACACTGCCGTCCATGATGGGCGATGAGCGCATGGTGCTGGGCAAGCCCGTGCGAAATCGGTTCGGCATCACGCTGGTTGACCTGACGAAGATGGCTGCGGTGAGCGCGGTCACATACGAGATCTTCAAGAACATGCTGGGCGCGGACATCAGCCGCGGCCTTGCGTTCGGTGGTCCGGTCGATCTGGTGGGGGGATCAAGTGCGCTGACGCAGAAGAACTTCCCCATGTACATCCCGCCCATCGTGGACGTGGGTTGGGATGCAGCGCGGTACTTGGCCACGGGTGACAGCGAGATCCTGCAGGATTGGGTGCCGCGTGCGATTCCGGGCGGCGTTGCGGTCAGTCGTGCGTTGGGAGCGTTGCCGGAGTCTGCGCCGCTTCAGGCGTTGGGCTTGCAGAAGACGTACGCAGATTGGCGTCAGTCAGGCAGCGGCATGGTGCCTGTGTACGACAGCGACCAGCGGTTCATGGGACAGTACCCCACCAGCGACGTGGTGCTGAGGGCGTTCGGTGCGGACCTGGGTAGGTTCCAGCAGCCGCAGGAGTTGAGCCAGTTCATCCTCAAGAACCGCGAGCAGATCCGTGAGGGTCGCCGGCAGTTCATCGCGGCCGTGCTGGGCAACAACATGAGCGCGGCCAAGCAGGTAAAGGCGCGGTTCGAGAAGCAGTTCGGGCTGCCGCTGACCGTTACGCAGGCTCAGTTTAAGGAAGCCATGAAGGTGCGTGAGAAGTCCATCGTTGCCCGCGAGCTGGAGTCCGTGGACCAGACGATGCGTGGCCAGTACGCTCAGGCCGTGCAGCAGTACATGCCGGGCCTGCTGATGCCGGGTCCCGCTACGGTCGTGCAGCAGGGTGATATGTACAGGTGGGGCAATCGTTAGAGACTGAACCAGAGCTGGAGCTGCTTGCCGGGCAGCCAGCGCACGCCTGCGGGGATGCGACGCTTGTCAAACCGGCTGTCCGCGTAGTCCCGACCGGTCTCGCCTGCGATGACGGACTTCATCTGCATCACGCCAGACTCCTGGATCCGGGCGGAGACCACGAGCTGGTTGGTGGGGAGCCGATACAGGCCGATGGTCGCGTTGGGTCCGCACCACACGATGGGCTGCGGTTCGATCTCAAAGTGCTGCACGGCCTCTTGGGGGTGTACGCCGCGGGGTCGGTGTACGACTATGCCCCACCAGCCGGTCTGTGCGCGGAGGATGCCGCAGTGGGCGGGGAGGGGTTCGGTCGTGTCGGCGAAGGGGGAGGGGCCGGTGATGGAGAGGGGTTCGCCGTCGTGCTTCTGGATGACTGCGGACAGGCCGTGTTCAGATTGGTGCACGCATGGATTGTACGAACTCCCGCATCTCACCGACGATGGCTTCGCATTCTTCGAGGTACTCGAGGATGCCCTTGCTGCCCACGCCGCGAACGCAAAGTTCGCGCACATCACGGGCGAGGGCGTGCCGGAGCGCACGCCCGTTCTGCCCCGTGAGCGCAAAGGTCTCGAAGTGGTCGGGGTTGATGCGGTGCTGGCGTTCGACCTGAATGCCAGGGACCGTGTTCCGCCACGCGCCGATGATCAGGTCGCTGTCAGAGGAGGTTGCGGTGTGGTAGTCGACCGTAGCTACGACGTCTTTGGTCTCTTCGTCGGACGAGATGTGCACGGAGTTGGGCATGGTGCCTGATTCGCAACCGACCTCGTCGATGTGCGTGGCGACCTTGCCGGCGTCGCGCAGGGGAAGGCGGAGAACGAATCGGGTTCGGTACAAGGGAGTCCTTTCCCACCCGGGAAAAGCCCCCGGTCGCTCTCCGTCGTGCGGGGCAACCGGGGGCCATCCGGGGGTCAATGAGGGGGAGGGCGCTTTGCGGGCAACCCTCCCCCGGCTGGTGGGGTACGGGGTAGTGTAGCAGAACTCAGGACGCGAGGGGCTTCACGAGGAAGTCCTTGCGGTAAGTCTTGCCGTTGACGTTGTCGTACTGGCACTTGACCACGACGGCGACCGCGTCCTGACCGTTGATCTTGGCATCGGCGTCCGCGATAGCGGTTCCGATATCCTTGACGTCACGGCGCAGGATGGTCTGGAGGTGACCCTTCAGGCGACGCATCTCGATCTCGGTACGCATGCGACCCTTTTCGTCCAGGACGTTGGTGTCCTGCGGCAGGCGGAAGGACGTACCGTCGAACGAGCGCGGCTCGTTGGGCTGGTCCGCGTCGTTGATCAGCTGGTAGCGGAAGCTGATCTCGGTGCCGGGGACCTTCTGGCCGTCAGGCAGCTTGTACTCGCTGGGGCGCACGTTGAGGCTGGACACGAACACTTCGTGCTGACCCTCGGCCGGCCACCAACCGCCGGCGCCCATGCCGTTGTCGGGCTGCGCGTTGGCGAAGGTGCTGTTGAGCGAGTTGAACATGGCCTTGACGTTGTTCTCAATGGGCATCTGATTCTCCGAATAGAGAGGGGTGAAAGAAACGAAACAAACGAAACGACGTTGGGGGTAGCGAACGTGGGCCCCGCGTCAGCGGGCCACGTTCGCGGTCTCGTAGGCCTGGCAGAACGACTGCCAAGCGTTCTCGCGGGGCAACTCGATGGTGGTCAGGGGCGACAAGGTGCGGACCTTGGCGATGCCCTCCAGCTTCGGGTTGTCGAAAGAGCAGTAGTGGCGGCGGACCTTCTCTTGGCTCGTCACCTTGCGGGTGACAACCTTGCCGCCGACGTTGGCTTCCTGGTCCCGCGTGATCTCCTTGACATCCCACTGTGCGGTGACCGGGATGACAATGTCGAACATGGGGAACATGCGGGCGTACAGACCGTCCGAGATGAGGATCTTGTACTCCTCGACGTTCTGGTTCTCGCTGAGCGGCACGTGCTTGCGGGACAGGTGGGCGATGTAGTACACGCCGTAGCCGTGGCGGCGCAGGCTGGTGCCGAACTCGATGAGGGTGTCGAACAACCGCTCCCAGCCCAGCCGGCCGTCCACGTCGGTGAACCGCTCACGCCCGTACAACTTGGCGATGTGCGGACGGAGCAGGCGAATGGCTGCACCAAGCGTGTCGATGACGACGGTTTCCGGCCGGGGCTGGTTGCGGGTGGCGAGGTCGATCAGGACCTTCTGCTTGGCCTCAAGCGCAGCCCAATCGAGGACGATCGGGCTGCCACGCTCGTCCACGCTGCGGCCATCCGGGCCGGGAGTGGGGAACATGACGGCTTCGCTGGTGCCGCAGACGGCAGGGGTCTCGTCGAGGTTGAGGATGTACGCGCCGGGGTGCGACTGCAGCAGGAACGACTTGCCGCATCCTGCCTCGCCGACCACGAGTCCCAGCATGCGAGAAGGAGTAGTGCGACCGGTGGTAACTGCATTGCCGAGACCTGCGTACTTGGATGCGACAGTGGAACCGTGGGTGACGGAGTGTGTCATGATGACTCCTTGGGTTGGGGGTTAGTTGGCGAAGTCCGACTGATTCAGGAACGCCGGGGGGCGCATGCCGCCAGGCAGGACTTCCGGGATGTTGAACGGGTCAGCCGCGGGCGCCTGTTCGGTCTGCGGGCTGTCCCACGTCACAGGCGCTTCGGCGTCTTCTTCCTGCAGGATCACGGGCACGACCATGGGCTTGTCGGACCACGTGGGCTGGACAGAAGGCATCTCCTTCCAGCCGGGGATGCTGACTTCGATGCGCTTGCGGAAGCTGATGCCCAGGTCCTCGCACCACCCGCTGAATGTGGAGTAGGACGGCTTGACACCGTACTCCTCGCAGAACTTGCGGTGCAGCTGCTGCCGGTTCTCGATGTCGTTCCCGTGCCGGGTCACGATGACCGCAAGCTTGGGGGCGATGACGAGGCGCAGCACCTCTTGCCACATGGCAGGGCCCAGGACGGAACGCCCTGCTTCCTGGCTGGTGGGGGTCTCACTCTGATCCATTGTCGATCTCCGTGTGGTTGTCTCTGTCGCGTTGCAGGAACCCCTCACTGCGGATCAGGTCGGGCCACTTCGCGGGTTCAACCATGTGGAACGGGAGATAGGGCGACGGCGTGCCATGCTGCACGACAGGGTCACCGATCTCGAATTCGCTGGGTTGCGACGGGCGGCTCGTGTAGTTCCGGATGAGGGACAGACGCGAATTGTACTCTGCCTGCATGTCAGCGCAAGTGAGGAGTTCAGCGGATGTCGTGGAAATCGCGACGCACGGATCGGTCAACCGCTCAGGCTCGAAGTGGCTGTACTCACCGCGGCCCATGTACCACTCGATGCAACGCTGCTCGTACAGGTACGCGTCAGGCTCACCGGTGTAGATCTTCTCGTTGCGCGGCTCGCCCTTTCGCGGGCCGGACTTGAACGGGGATTCGTCGAGGGTGAACGGCCTGTCCTTCAGTCCGAACTCGATGCTGGGCTTGCGGATCGCAATGTGCAGGACGCCGCCCACGTCTTCGGGCATGCAGTACGCGAGCTGGAACGCGGTGTCTTCTGCGCACTTGTCGCGGTAGGTGTGGAAGTAGTGCTGGGTCTGGAACTCCAGCGGGCAGGTCTGGAGGCGGGCGTTGGTGGACATGGCCGTGGTCTTGAAGTCCACGATCCAGAACTTCCCCACCTTGTCCCGCACGATGACGTCGGGCTGGATGAGCCGGTCGCCGTGCAGGATCTCGGGCTCCTGCTCGACCACGATCCAATCCTGCGCGAACCGCTGGGCCAGGGTGCGGCCACTGCCGTCCGGGATCTGGAGGGCTGCGTTGAACCACGCGATGCTGGTGCGGGCGTCCTGCTCCTCCCGCGCAACCATCTCCCGGATCTTCTCGGACGACACGCCAAGCGCCTTGGCCACTTCCCGCAGCTCCTCGCAGCGGGCGGCGATGGCGTTTTCCAGCGTGATCGCCCGGTCGGTGGGGTCATCGAGGATGCACGCGAACGCGAGGTGGACCCAGCTGCCGCGGGTCAGGGCCTTGCTGTACTGGAACGCCTTGACGAGGCCCAGCCGGCGGGACAGGTAGTAGGTGCGGGGGCACGAGCGCACGAGGCGGTAGTCGCTCGAGCGGATGGGGGGCTTGCGGGCAAAGATGCCGTGGGCCTCAAGCCAGTGACGGACGTTGGGGTCAACGACGCTGGTGGGGTAATGGACAGCCTGGGTTGGTGGGGGCATGGTTGGGACTCCTGTGGTGAGCGCAAGCGGGGCGCACCGCGCCTCCCCGCTTGCGCGACTATAGGGGAAGCGGGTGAAGGATTTGCTTCACTGGGGACGGCGGTACCCCACCCGCCAGAGCGCAGCGGCAATGGCGTTGGCGGTGTCGTGGACTGCTTCCTCGTCGAGGTCCCAGAGGGCGGCGTGCAGCATCTCGTGGATGATGGTGTCCATTTCCATCTGTCCCTCCTGGGAGGACAGGACGCGGATGATGCGGTTGGGCTTGTCGCACACGCCCCGGTTGTCGCCGAGGTTGCTGACGAAGCGCAGCCTCCAGCGCTGGCCACGGATGCGGAGGATGCGATCTCCCTTGGCCATGGCTGGTGGGGTTCAGTGCGCCAGGTGGAATTCAGGCGTCAGCTGGTAGTAGGTCTTGGAGTCGCCGCCGGTCGTGCGACCCGCCTTCTTGGCGAGGTACAGGCGCATCCAGACTGCGCCCTGCACTTCAGGGCCACGGCCCTGCTCGATGTGCCAGCCCGAGTGGCCATCGCCGAACTCGTCCTTGTAGGTCCCCGTTCTCACGTGGAACTGGATGTCGCTGACCACGCGGCAGCCGTGCTTGTCGCAGACCAGGCGCTCGCGGGACAGGGGCATGAACCACTGCTTGTGGACGTGGCCCTGCACGATGACGTCTGCATCCGGCATGACCGCAGCATTGCGACGCACCTTTAGGGTGTCGAAGGACATGAGTGCTGCGCCTCCGGCACCGTGGAAGTACTTGAGGCTTAGCGTGTACCGTTCGTTGTTGGGTGTCTCAAGGTGGAACTTGACCCAGCCCCCGTAGCCGCCAGGATGCACCTTGTGCCCGCTCATCTGGGACATGCGCTCGCACAGGCGCTCGGTGATGTCGGTCTCGCAGTTCTTCAGGATCGCCGACTCGTGATTCCCGCGGCCTATCACGACGAAGTTGCTGGCGTATGGCGCGTAGAAATCAGCGGCGTGACGGACTAGGGAATCGAGATAGTCCGGAGCCATTGCATGCTCTTCACGAATCCCTGCTTTGTTGCGGCGAGGATCAAATTTGCCTTCCATCGCGCAGTGCAGATCGCCCACATCAATGATGCCGGCACGGCGAGCCTTTGCTTCTTCAAGGTGCTTGAGCTCCAGCTCGTGGTCTGCGTGTGGGTTATCGTGGTGGCGGTCCCCGGACAGTAGGAACCACCACTCATCCGTCTTCGAGGTGAAATCGAGATCAACAAGGTGGATGTTCCTCGTTGCTGCCCTCACCTGGAACGGTACGTTTGCCATCAGAACTTGCTGCCGTGCTTCTTGCAGAGGAACCAACCGGCCACGAAGCCGAGGGTGCCAAGCAGGCCTGCGAACCACAGGCTACCGAGGAACGAACTGATGTCAGCGAGAGTCGTCATGACTTCTCCTTGTGAATGCGTCGCCACGCGGCATCGAACTCTGGGTCGGACGCCCGTCGCGCAGCAACATACTCACGAGCGTCTTCCGGTTTGTTTGGGTCGAGCATGCCCGAAGCAAGGTCGGCGTCAACAACCTTCTTCCGCGGGAGCCAGCCAATGGCGACTCGGATGGCAGTGCCGATTCCGGTCTGCCACAGGATAACGCAGATGCCGATAACGATTGCGGCTGCCGCGCACCACCACAGCGTCGTGAGCCACGATGGCACTCGGTCCTCCAGATAAGGTAGCTGACCATGGATATCAGAAGCAAGCCCGTAAATACGTTCTGCATGCTTCACGACCTCCTTGTCCCCGGTCGCCTCGCCCCTGTCAATCAGCGCCTGTGCCTCCGACTGAATGAGGGTGGAGTTGTGCGCGACCCGTGCGGTCGGGCTGCACCCCACCAGCAACCAGAAGTCAGCGAGCAGCAGGATGAGCGGCAGCAGCCTCAAGCTTGATCTCGATCTTGTCCAGCCGCTGGTTGAGCGCTGCTTGCTGGGTAATCACTTGCATAAGCAGCCGGTCGTGGTTGATGTACGCAGGGATAACGAAGGCCAACACGGTCACGGCGATGCCCACGATGGCGATCCAGTTGCCTGCCGACAGCTTCACGACGTTGTCACGCTCAATGGTCATGGCTTAGTTTCCCAGCACCTCGTCAGCGCGCGCCTGGGTCAGCAGATCCTGAGACACCAGGTACGCCATGCCTGCCACCGTCAGCGGGTGATTGGCCTCAACCTCGCTGGCTGCGCCGCACAACTGCATGAAGTCCGCAACCTTGCCGTCCGTCAGAGCAGCAACGCGGAACGTCTCACGCTCCTGTTCGGTGAACCGAAGCAGGAATTGAAAAGCCGTCCATGCCTTTGGTTCAACGGGCTTTGGAGCAGGCTCTGGAAACGCAAAGCGGGGGGTCTCATTGGGCCTGTACAGCATTCCAGTATGGCAAACCTCACCCTCGTTGAGCAGAACCCACATTGGATGGTCCGGGTACGACACCTCACGAATGGTGCCAACCTTGTTGTTTTCAATGAATGCGCTACGCATGATTGCCTTTCTTTAGGACTCACTGCCGCTAACTGCCGTAATGCCGTCACGCAAGCGCGGAACAACCGTGTTGAAGGTGATCAGGCGGTGCATATAGTCCACATAGAACGCACGGGTGTCATATGCACCAAGTCCGGACTGCGTGGTTTGCGAAATGTTGTTCGTCAATGGGAAGAAATACTGGGTTTGAGTCGATGGGTAGATTGACAGGTTGACCGTAGCAACGAGTGCTTCGTTGATGTAGAACCGAACAGTCGGAATCAGAGTCGGACCCGGTCCTTCAGTTGTTACTACCTTCAAGTTGTAAACCGTGTATGCCGTAAACGCAATGCCGCTGTCCACGACATACTCAACTTGCGCCCAAGGCGTGCTGTCAAGAAGCCGGATGACGCATTGCCACCTGTTTCCATTGTTGCCCGGTTGATACTTGAAGAAGAATCCAGTGTTTGCCGTGTGGCGTGGATCGCCAGTTCCATTACCTGACGCTCCAACACAAAGGATGTAGTTGGCCGTGCTAATTGGAGTCCGGAAGATTGAAACAAACTCCTGCGTGTGGTATCGGGCCGTTGGGGCATTGTTGTCACCGCTGGGGGCTGAATAGCCTGAAGGAATAGATTCGCCAATCCAGCACCACATATTTGGCCCCATCACCGACACTGCAACCGCACCATACGACCACTCCTCTGAATCGATGCCCTCCACAGTCATGTAGTTACGGTCGTTTGCGCCGTAGTAATACTGCGGAGTCAACCCTCGCAAAGTGCTAGAAGCACCCGGGGCTGGATATGTTGGGACTCCGCTGGTGAATTCGCATTGCCACAATGCTTTACGCACCGGATCAGGCCAAACACTTCCAGTTGCATCGGTCAGATAGGACAGCGCATTCCAGCCAAGGGTGCCGTTGCCGATCTTCAGCTTGTTGTTGGTCGTGTCGTACCCCACCTCGCCGTTGAGGAGGGTGGGGTTTGAGCTTGCCCAGTTGGCTGCGGTGTCGCGGCGAACACAAATCTGTGCGTCTACGTTGGTTGCCATGGTCAGGCCTCGGCGGCAGGGTATCCGCCGCTTGCGTCAGGAGGAATAATGGTGCGCTGGTAGCTAGTGAACGATGCGTTCTCGCCGTTCAAGATTTCAGCAAACGCGGTGAACGACGCCGTCTGCCCGTTGTAGATGGCCTCTTCAATCGGGACAACGGGATTGAACATGGAGATCCGGAACCGCTGCGTGCGGTTGGGGAACTCCGACAGTGGACGAGTGCGGGTGTGGAACATCAGAGTCCTGCGGCAAGAACGGTGATGTTCTGGCTGCCGGTGGAGACGGTGAACGAGGGCTCGATGTACTCGCAGCCCAGCGTGTCGATGAGGAGGAAGCCACCGTTGCTGGTCGAGCTCGACCCGTCGAAGAGCTTGCCGTCACCGGTCACCTTTGTGTGCGCTGCAACTTCCCACACCGTGCCAACGCTCGGCAGGGTCTGCGAGCTGGACGCAAGGGTAACAGTGCCGGAGTACAGAAGCTGCGGAACCCAGCCGTTGACTTCGGGGCAGTAGTTCCAGCCGTAGATGTAGACGCTAGGCACCGGGGTGCTTGCGCTGCAGTAGATCTTCAGCTTGAGGTAGTTGTACGATGCGCCCAGCACCGTGCTGCGATTCGCCACCGGCTCGGGCTTCGTCGTCACAACCGACTTTGCCTGGGCCGCCGTCGCCGTTACTGCGAAGGTCGTCGACTTGTGGTAGTTCTTGGTGTCGGTCGTGAGCGTGACGTATGACATGGCGTTCCTGCGATAGGAGCCACCTCAGCGCCCATTCCCCTGCCGCCCTACGTTGGCCGGTCGTGCTCAGGGGGAGCAGCATGAGCGGTAGCCCGTGCTCCCCGATGATATCCAATAAAGCGTCGGTTGCGACCCCCGGATGGGGAAGTCCAGCCCGAACCTCGAAGCCCCCCACTGCGCCCTCGAACAAGAGGCACGCCCTGCTGCACTCGTCCCGGAGGCGGCGGCAGCATTCAATAAAACGTCGCCTGCCGTCGAGGGTTAGGCAGTTCCCCGCGATCTCCTCGAAGGATCCCTTCCGCTCAATGGCCGCCTTGCCCCCCACCAACCGGTAGTCCCCAGTCTTCATGGTCTCAGACTGCGTGCGGACCGTGACTGTGCGGGACCGACCGGAGGTGGGCAGGGCATTCCTGTCCAGCACCACGAGGTGTGCGGGAAAGGCAAGGGGTTTCTTTTCCCGGGCGTCAATCAGGACGGTGACTTGGGACACCGCCCCATCGTAGGGTCAGCCCTCACCCTTGTACAGTTCCGCCGCCAGGGTTCGCTTCAGGTTGTCGAACGCACTGTCCGGCTTGGTGGGGACCCGGTTCATGTCGACCGTGAGGGTCATCTTGCTGAGCCACCACTCGGGCGTGGGCAAGAACCCCATGTCCTCCATCACGTGCTGCTCGGCGATGACTCGGACGGGGATCTGCTTGCCGTCACGGTTGGTGATGGTGTGACCGTAGATCTCCTCGCACCAGAAGATGCCGGCGGTGTGGTGACGGAGGGCCCGGTGACGGGCGTCACCGAAGTACTGCTTGGTGGCGTCGAACCAGTCGTGGATGAACTGGTAGTCGCCGGGTTCACCGCCGTGCTTCTTGGCGGACGACAGGGCGTGGTGGTAGGGGTGCATTAGAACTTGACCTTCTCTTCGGGGCTGAGATCTTCTTCGCTGCAGAAGTCCTGGATGTGCGTCTGCGTGATGGTGTTGGTTGCGCTGTCGATCGTGAAGTGGCCGTGCGAACCACGGACTTCGTCGCATCCGATCTCCCAACCCGGGAAGCGGTTGTAGAGCATGGGGTACAACTCGTTGTGGATCTCGATGCGGAACTCCTGCAGGATCGCTTCGGGCTCCGGCTTCTTCTCGTCGATGTAGATGGTCTTCTCGTCCTTGGTCTGGAAGTACTCGTTGTCGAACCAGCCGGAGTCGTCGGAGCCGGAGTACTGGACGATGATGCGGAAGCCTTCGGGCAGGTGGGGCTTAAGCGCATCGACGGTGGCACGGATGGTGGGGAAGTCAGGCATCGTTGTCCTTTCCGAATGATGGGTCGTCGACGAGTTCCTGGATTTCTTCGGTCAGCATCTCGTCAAGCTGGCCGTTGTAACGTTCAAGAGCAGCGGCAAGGACGGGCGGCTTGTTGTCTCCGTACCGCCACTCGATCTCGTCGTCGTCGTCGCCGTAGTAGAGGATCGCATGCACGAGGGTGGACTTAGCCTCAGCCTCCCACCAGCGTCGGCCTGTGTCGTCGGAGTTGCGGAAGCGGTCAATCCTGCAGTCGTAGGTGACGGTGAGGTAGATGTCCTCGGTTTCGATGGTGAGTTCGATGTCGTGTCTCATTCGTCGGATCCTCGGTTGAAGTTGATCTCCGTGGCGTCGGGGCTGAACTTGCAGCGCCAGGTTTCCCACTTGAAGTTGAACAGTTCCTCGTCGGGCCTGACCCTGTCGGCAAACTCATGCACGAAGATGATGATGTCAGCAAACCGGGCGCGGGTCTCGGAGTCTGCGCGAAGTGCGGACTCGTACATGCGACCCTCGAGCAAGTCACGAAGGCACGAGCCGGGCTGGTGCCCGAACTTGTAGTAACGGTGGAGTGCGTCGAAGATGTGCGGGGGGATCTTAATCTGCATGGCTACTCGTAGATAAGGGGTGCGTGATGACCGGAACGCTTGCACAACTCATGCCAGTAACCGGCGGTGCCGACAAACTCCACCGCTGCCCACATGAGGTCCGCTGCCTGACCCTCGGTGCCCGGCGGGCAGTCGAAGTACAGGGCGTCGTAGACCTGGAGGAACAGCTGCGGTTGCCTGTGGCTGGTGGGGTTCGTGATGGGACCCAGCGCACGGTGAATGAAGTTCTGGATGGCGAGCATGACGTTGCCCGCCGTTGCCTGCACCGGGAAGTTGCAGACTTCGGAGATCATGCTCTTGCCACCACGGGCGAGGACCTGCTTCAGTTCCCGCTTGCTGCGCCATGCCCGTTCGTCCAGCCGGAAGCTGGTGAAGGTGCGGGTGTGGCCGGTGTACGGCAGTTCGATGTAGCCGGCTGATTCCGCCTGCTTGCACAGTGCGTACTGCCACCCCACCAGCCCAGGTCGTTGGGCGTATCGGCTGGCAACGATTTGGTCGAAGAAGGACAGGGGGTAGAGGGTGCCGGACATGTCGAGAACGCTGCGCTGGAGGCGGGCCGCGGACGCACCGAACAGGTCGGCGAAGTTCACGGTCTTACCGATCTGACGGAGGGACTTGAAGTCGGGGCGGTCCTTCGCGTCTTGCCCGAAGATGGCGAGGGTGCGCTGGGTGTGCAGGTCGAGGCCATCGTTGAAGGCGGCGAGCAGGGTGGGCTCGCCGGACAGGACGGCTGCGACGCGTAGCTCGATCTGGCTCAGGTCGAAGGAGACGATGGTGCCGCCGGGGTAGCGGCTGGTCTCGCAGTCCTTGATGACGGCGGGGAAAGTCTGGGCCGCCGGGTTCTTGCAGGTGATCCGGGCTTGGATCGTGCCGCCCTCAGAGCCTGAGTCCTTTGGTACGGAGGGAACTGTATACCAAGTTGGGTAGGCAAGGCCAATGTCTGACGTGCTCGTGAGTGGGAGCAGGACAGACGACTTGTCGGCCGGCTTGGTGCGGCGATGACGCAAGAGCGGATATGTGTAGGAAGACACCAACTTCTGTGCCGTGCTGTGTTTGTCTGCACACTCGAAGATGGTGCGGGCTGGGTGAGAGTCGGGCAGGTGGCTCGCGATGAGCCTGCGGTTCTCGCTGGACCACGAGAGTTCCCTCGCTTTCTCGGTGTAGGTGAGCAGGGGGTGGGACAGGAAGTCAGGGTTGGTGGGGAGGATGTCCTCGATGCACCGGGCCATGAACTCGCGCTGGGATTGGACGGAGCCTTCGCCTTCGATGAGTACCCCACCAGCAGCGGCGCAGTTGGTGGCGTCGTCTGCCTGCTTGATGAGGTCGGCCTCGAGGGTGCGGAGTGCAGGCAGCGAGAAGGGAATGCCGGCCTCGCTCATGCGGATCGTGGACCACAGCGTGTCGCTGAAGTGGTTGACGCTGTAGGAGCTGAGCTTGTCCGTGCTGGGGTAGTCACGCTGGATGCGCCGGGCCAGGTGTGCGACGGCGAGCATGGTGTTGTGCGTGTCCTGCGCGTTGTACGCGTGGAGGTTTGGGCAGGTGGGGGAAGGGAACCGGCGACCGTCCTTGAGCGTGGCTTCGTCACGGTAGGAGTGGGTGCCGAGGACGGGGCCAAGGGACTTGAGGCTGCGCTCGGGCCGGAGTTCGGAGTGCAGGAAGTTGACGACGGACAGGTCGATGAGGGTGTGCCGACCGTTGAGGGCGAGGGCAAGGGCCGGGGTGTAGGCGCGCAGCCAGAGGATGTCGAACGGCAGGTTCATGCCGACGATGGTGTGCGCATGGCGGAGCCAGGCCAGCAGAGTGTCGTGGCTGGTGGGGTCGGTCAGGTTGAGGGTGAAGGTCGGGCCGGGCTGCAGGGCAGCAACCCGCTCGAGATCCCACATGTCGGCGGGTCCCTCGTAGGGTGGCTCGGTTGCTGCAACGGTGATGGCGCAGGTCAGCACAAGATCCTGGCGGGCAACGCCATCCGTGGCGATGGCCCGTGCAGGATGAAAGACTGTCTGCGCCGGCAGCATCTGCCCCCGACCGTTGGTGGCGGCTGCGCCGTAGGTCTCGATGTCGAGGGAGATGATGCGTGGGCTGGTCATGGAGTCTTCCGAATCTCGAAGGTCATGTTCTGGTGGACGCGCAGTTGGGCCGTGGTGTAGTGGCGTAGGTGTCCGCCGTTGCAGAGAGCGATGCACCACACATCGTTCTCGAACGTGCCGCCGTCACGGACATAGAGGGCGTAGCCGTCCTGCCCATCGCACGTCACGACGGGGATGGGCGTGGTGAATTGGTGGACGCTATTGCTCACGGGCCTCGTACTCCTGGATCTTGGAGAGGTACATGGTGTTGCGAGCCTTCGCTTCCTTCAGTTCCTGCCGCAGCGTGACGATGATCTGTGTCTGCCGTTCGATCTCATCAGCAGCGGCAAGCATGATGGATGGTGCAAGGCACTCGCTGTTGGTGCGAAGTTGGTTGACGATGTCAGTCACTTGTTCTTCTCCTTGAGTTTCTTGATGGTCGCCTCGAGCTTTTCGATCTCGTTGCCCATGCGCTCCGAGCGGAAGCGGTAGTAGTTGTACGCCTCGCAGATTTCGTGGACAAGGGCAGCGCTGAGGGTGACGTTGCCCAGCGCCTCTGACAGCCCGACGAGGTACATCAGTTGCTTGTCCAGCGTCCAATGTCCGCTCGGCCCGTGAACCTTGTCGGATGCGGGAGTGCTCATCTTCCGATCTCTTCCTTGTAGTGGAGTTCCGCACGGTGAACCGCTTCGAGGACCGCGTGCTTTCCGAACAGGTGCATCGCGTCGGCGATCAGGTCTGACAGGGTTGCCTCGTCGTGCAGCTCGACGTGTCGCGTCTCCTCGTTGCTGTCGATGTACGCGACGATTGCGCGCTGCGCACGGGCTGCTCGTTCCTCATTCTCCTTGCTCATCGCTTCGCCTTCTTCTTGGATGCGTGGTGCTGGAACAGGCCAATGCGCTGGTTGGCGCGGTTGAGTTCGCGTTTTAGTTCACGGATGCGTTCGGCCGCGATCATGTTGACGCTTTGCGACCTGCCATCCGTGCGCATCAACCAGTTGAGTAGGTCGTGGTCGTTCACGGCTGTTCCTCCGTAAAGCAATTCCACTCCTGCTTCTTTGCCCACCAAAGCGGTTCGGATCCAAGCAGCCGCGACTGAAACAAACAGCACATACGCCTTGCCCTGTCACGCTCGGCGGTGATGGTTGCGTTCTCCTGCCGCAGTCGCTTGTTTTCCTGCCATGCCTTTTCGATCATCAAAACTGCCTCGGTCGGAGTCATCTCTACGATCACTTCTCCTTCGCACCCCATCAACGTAACGGGGCAGGAAGCATCAATCGTCTTTGGCTTCTTCTTGCTCACTTGCCGTCCTCCTGCGGGAAGCAATCCCAGCCGTGGTTCTTCGCAATATCAAACGCATCAAGCGGCACATCGCGGGATACCCGCCCGCAATACATACGCCTCGCCTCGTCGCGCTCGGCGCGGAGGATGTCGATCTGCAGGCGCAGGTTCTCGATGTCCTTCTCGTGGTCGGTCATGTGCCGTACTTCTCCTTCTCGATGGCGAGGTGGCCGGGGCCGTTGCCTTCGGGGTCGCACTGGATGGTGACAAGGAGTTGGTGCTTCTTGTTGTCCGGATGCGTGAGGACCAGGCCGTAGAAGGGTTCGTAGATCCCGTCGTCGTCGTCGCCGTGGTTGATGCGGACAGGGTGCGAGACGGTCCACCCCACCAGCTGACGGAGATGTTCGTATTCGTGGTCGCGTTCAGTCATTGATGGTTCCCTTGCGGAAGGCGGTGTTGGCAGTGTCGGCGTCGGGCTTGATGCCGAGGATGTTGCGGGTCATCTGCTCGAGGTCGATGAACTGCGGTTCGGGGACGAAACCGACCTGCCCATCGGTGATGCGGTAGAAGAGGGAGCCGAGGTTCTTGTAGGTGGTGCGGAGTCCGCACACGCAGATGTTGACGGGGTGATCGCAGGGTCCGGTCTCCTCGATCTGCGTGCGGAGGTCGACGAGGGCTTGGCGCATGGTGGAGAGGTCGGCGGGGCTCAGGTTCATGTGGTCCTCGGGAGGAATGGGGTGCGGATGAGGGGTGCGGACGGACGGGCCAGGTCGCCGGTCAGGAAGTTGGCGAGCAAGGCCATGTGGTCGGCGACGGGATGGATGAGACCGGGCTCCCGGAGGACTGCGGCCGGGTGGTAGGTGGCGAAGAAGTGGGTGCGCGGGAGGGTCGGGATTGCCATGCCCTGTGCGCGGAACGCTTCTTGCTGGGACATGGCACGCTTGCCCCACGTGCGGCTCAGGTATGTAACGGGGTCAGCGCCGGCGCAGAGGATGGCACGGGCGGACGCGGCGTGATGATGGTCCAGGATCGTGGTGATGTCAAGCAGGGTGTTGTTGAAACAGGTGCGGTAGTGCGCGGGCTTGGGCTTGCCACCGGGCGAGACGCATCGGGCCACGTTGCAGAGGTAGATGGTGGCGAGGTTGTCGACGCCGGAGCCAGCGAGGTACGGGCCGGACAGGAGCTGGCCGGAGGGACCGATCCAGCACTCGCCTTGCCTGTCCTCCTGCGTGCCGGGGTTCATGCCAATGACGATGACGACCGGGTTGGTGGGGTCAGACGGCAGGCTGGTGGGGAGATGGCGGGAGGGGATGCCGACGTTCTTCGCGGCGGAATGGAGATCGCACGCCGTGCATGACGGCTTGGTGGGGAGAAGCGTGAGTTGCATGTGGGACCTCGGGGTTGATGAATGTACCCCACCAGCCAGAGCCTTATCGTGGTGGACACTAGTAGCTTGCGGAAGCTGTGCGCGGATATCACGGCAGGGAGCTAGCAGAGGCATGGACGCTCAGAGGAGGGCGGTTGGCTGGGGGATACCGACGTCAATGCCAACACACCGTGGGCCAGACGGAGGATCTATGGCACTGACGGTCTCCATGCGTACGGACACGGGGTCCGCTCCCTGGCAACGCCAGGACGCATGGTGTTCATGGGAAAGGCAAGGCCGTCCTACTAGTACGGACAGCAGCAATATCCCATGGCTTGGTGGGGGCAGGTCATGGTGCAATGGCCGGCACATGCCGGGGCATCCACGTCAGAGAACCATGCCTGCCCCCGTATGGTTAGACGCGGGAGGGGAGGTAAGTGTCGCGGTTGGACAGGCAACCGGACAGAGTGCAGATGGGGCCACGCTGGTACGGGACGTCGGGGTTGCAGATGGCGGGGCCACGGTTGGAGAGGGCGCGGCCGAGCGGGTACTCCGTGTCGAGCGGGTGGAGGACGTCGATGTACTCGGCGCACTCCGCTTCGGGCGGCATCATCTGGCACGGCTCGTCGAGGATGCGGTAGTACAGGCGGGAGTAGAGGTCGGAGTCGGTGAGGTGATCCGTGTTGACGAGGTAGATGCCGGCACGGGACAGGGCTTCCATGACCGTCCACAGTTCGTCGTGCAGGTCGGTGGGGTTGTTCAGTTCCTGCGGCGGAACGGGGACGATGCCGAACTCGAGGAGCTGGGCCCGGCCCGTGGTCTTGGGTGCCTGCTCCAGGTCGTAGATCATGGTCCAGTAGAACTCGTCGCGGTCTTCGGGCGGTGCGGACTCGACCAGTTCAGCGATGCGGGCACGACGGGCCTTGGTGAACTCGGCACGACGGGCGATGGCCTCGGACTGGAGCGAGGAGATGGGGTGCGGGCAGGTGAACGGACGGGTGCGGGTGGCGTAGGTAGTGGACATCAGTTCTCCTTCTGGTCGGGCAGGCACAGGTCGTTCTCGAGTTCGACGATGCGGGCACGCTGCTGCTCGATGACTTCGAGCGCACGGGTGAGCGCGTCGTTCAGTTCGATCCACTTCATGGCGAGCTTGAAGTACTTCTCGGAGTACTCGGCCATTTCCTTGCTGATCTTGTCGAGCTTCGGGCGATCCCAGTAGTAGTCGTTGTTGTTGCGGAGGACGCAGCGGATGTTGTCGATGGTTTCCTTGTTCATGTGAGACTCCGGGTTAGAGGGTGGCGAGGTAGGAAGTGGCCGCTTGCATGCGGTCGACGGTGGACAGGGCGTTGAGGGAACGCTTCTCGACTTCGGTCACGGCCTGCAGGACGAGGCCCTTGGTGAGGCCGGCTTCGCGCTGCGGGAAGAGGCCGGCGGGACCGGCGGGGTTGGACAGTTCGCGGCGCAGGTGGGGGACATTCTGCCAGAGGACGGCGCCGGCATCGGCGAGAGCGCAGGCAGTGGTGTCGATGAACTCACGGGTGTCGGGGAGGGGGACGGTGTCGAAGTTGTTGAGGGTGGTGACGAAGCGGTTGGCGTGGGAGATGAAGTCGATCATGGCCGTGGCGATGGTGGTCTCGTAGTTGTCGGCGAGACCGGGCGTGTTCTTGCGGTGGAACGAGATGGCGTCGCCGCCGGACATGGCCATGTTGTCGCAGATGAAGGTGCGGAACGAGAGCATGCCGGACTGCGCGAAGGTCTTGTCCCAGGAGCCGCGGAAGCCGAAGCCAACGGTGCCCGATGGGCGGGGCGTGATGCGCGGGTGCTCGAACTCGATGAGGCCGAAGAGCTTGTCGGCACCGGTCTTGCCGGGCTTGATGGCGAGGGTTTCGGAGGTGATGCGACCGCCGAGCATGGAGATGGAGTCGCGGATGGCGGTGACGTAGCTGGCGTGCGGGATGGGGTGCCACGAGGGGGTCGGGTCGGGCGGCACGATCATGGCGAGGTCATCGAAGGCGATCTCGGATGCGCCGGCGTGGAGGTAGAGGCGGTTGGTGGGGGACGGCATGGTTCAGTGCTCCAGGTATTGATTGAGGGTGGTGACGGAGACGTGGTAGGTGGTTGCGAAGTGACGGAGGACTCGGGCGTTGTCTTCCCAGCAGCGTGCTGCTTCGGCGAAGGAGTTGGTGGAGATGAGGAGTCGGCTGGTGATGTGGTGATCGGGGATGGGGTAGTCGTCGCAGACGAGTTCGGGCATGTACTTGTCCGGCGTCATCCACAGTTGCATGGGCCTGCCGTGCGGGTCGAAGGCACAGAAGACGGAGAAGCGGCCTGGTCCGGGGTCGGGGGTCGATGTTGTCATGGCTACCTCGGGGTTCGGTGGGGTAAAAGAGAAACCCTGCCAGCGCCGGGTCAGACGCTGACAGGGTGAAAGGAGTTGCGCGGTGGTGGTCAGGCGGGTCGTGCCCAGCGGACGCGCCGGTCGAGCGGACCGTGGCTGGTCCAGGACGAGTCGGGGTCACGGGCGAACTGGTTGGTACGCGGGCAGCGCACGATGCCTAGACGGCGGTAGAGGGCGGAGCGGAACTGGCGACGGCGCGAGTGGGAGCGCGACATGCCGAGTTCGATGGTGGCTGGGGTTGGTGGGGTGGGCGGCGTGCGGACGATGGTGTCGTGCAGGCGTGTGTAACGGTGCGCTCCGCCGGATGACATGGACAGGTCGTGCTCCTCGGAGAGCGTGCGATTCCACTTGCGGTAGACGGATCGCCATGCGGGCGGGAGGTGCTCGACGGATCGGGTGATCTCCCATGCGGCACGGAAGGAGAACTCGGAGTGCGTGGAGTCGGGCTCCTCGCTGGGGAGGACGACGGGGTCGGAGAGGGTGTCGTGGTTGGGGGCGGTGAAGTAGGGACGGTGGTCGTCGGTGGCGTTGTCCATCCACGTGGGCTGTGCGGACACCTCGACAGCGGAGTGGTGGACGAGCCACGAGGACATAGGCAGGGGGACGAGGAGAGCGGCGACGACGAGGGACGGGAGGTCAGGCTGAGTCTCGGGTGACATGGTTGCTCCTTTCGGGAAGCCCGTCCCCCACCAGCGTGCCGAAGCAGAGGCTGGTGGGGGAGCGAGTGGATGGGGCATCACTTGCGGGACTTGCTGACGAGCGCACGGCGACGGGTCGGGGCAGCGGGGTTGCTGTCCGTGTCGTCCCCGGTGAACTGCGCGCCCGGGTCGAGCTCGTTGGCGGCGGACAGGTAGGAGGGGCAGGTGCGGGAGCCACGCACGTTGGCGTACTGACCGTCCTCGGTCCACTCGATGTTGGGAGCGACGCGGGTGCCGGGCAGCATCTTGGCGATCTCGGCGAGCGCGAGCATGGTGTCGCGCACGGCGGACTTGTCGTTGCTGCGGAACTGGTTGGCGAGGGAGCGGAACAGGTTGTAGG